TTTTTCAATCTCATTCGGTTCTCTTCCCATTCAATAGCCCGTTCCCTTTTATCTTGTTCTTCACGTTCTTTTAAATGCTGCTTGAACTCTGTCAAAATCTCTTTCGCTTCCTGTTTTGAGGGAGTCCATTCTATTTTCTTTAGATCAAATTCTCTTGTGGTTTTTTCTAAATATTTCTTATTTTCCCTTTCCTTAATAAATTCAATTATGTCATTTGGTCGTGGAAAATATTTTAATTCTCTTCTTGCCCATTTAAAGGCTTCCTCAACTTTTTCTATTGAGTAAGATTCAAGTTCTTCCCAAAAAACCTGGGTTCTTAAAACCTCTTCGTCTTCTTCTAAATTAACGCTCGGAAGACAAACTTTTGTTTTTGCCATTTCCAATAAGAATTTGCTCTTGTCTTCGGGTTTCATCTTTCTCCTCTTGCATTTTTAACCATTTTTTTTCTGCTCCAAATCCTTTTATTTGGGGATGAAGTGGTTCATCTTCCCATCTTTCCTGATTCAACCAAGTTGCTGGATGAGGGATAAATTGACCTCCGTCCTTTTGCCATTGCTCTGTTTGTTTAAAGAGTTCTATTTTATCAACCATCTTTTTAAGAAGAGTGTCATCAGGTTTAATTTTTCTCCACATCTTAAAGGCGTATCCTTTCCCTATTTTCTTTGGATATATTTTCCAAAAAACATTAAATGATGATAAGAGGGAGTCAGGATATGGGGAGTCAGGAGTCAAGGAATGGGGATATGGGGAGTCAGGGGTTTTTACACCAAATGAACCACGTGTCTTTTTGGTGTTTTTATGGTGTTCATTAGGACTTGGTATGGTACTATCCGATTCTTTTATATGAGGACTTTGATGTTTTGTAAAATTTATAATTTCAATGTATTTACAACCATTTACTTCATATCTGTTTATAAATTCGGTTTGCATCAAATCTCCTAATAAGATATCTACATCGCAATCATCATAAGGTAATACTTCGGCTTTAATTCTTTTAGGTCTATCTTCAAGTCTTCCACTTCTATCTGCAAGACACCACAATCCAGCAAATAAAATACGTGTAGTTGGTTGTATAGAACATAAAATCTCATTTTTAAAGAATCCTGGTTTAAGATTCCTTGCTCTCACATTTTATCTTTCACCAACAAAAAAGCCTGTCAGGAGAATCTCGACTCTTCTCAGAGTTTTTGGGTGAGACCCTGAACAGGCTCTTTGTTGGCTTTATTTTTTAGATTATCGAGATTCATATTCTCACCCTAATTTCATCATATACCAACTTCGTATAAGAAGTCAAGCGATTTTTTCAGTCATCTTCTGAGGTTCAGGAACATCCAATGAGTCAGATTCCATCTGAATATATTGACGGTAAGCATTGTCTTCCGATAAATTCTTATCATTTTGGTCTGCAACAAGAAATTCATCCAACGTACTTAAATGTGTTGCGATTTGCCAAAATTCCTTTACGAGCCTTTTAATCTCTGTCATGATTTCATCATGCCGTTTATTAAGATATTCTACATATCTTCCGGTAATATCGACGAAGGTTAAATTTTCCGGTATCTCAAAAACTTTATATTTAGGGACTTCGACTAATTCAGTTTGTATGGCTTTAATCGGCATATTCTTAATTGGTTTTGGTTTCATTTTTCCCAATTCCCTTTTACCCCTACTCTTTATAAGAGCTCGATTCTTCAGTTCTGCCTTTTCTTCCTCCGTGAGATTCTCATTCCTGATCCGTGCGATCGTTCCCTTAGCTACGCCCGTTTTTTTGACGATCTCCCTCACGGAATGAGTTCTCAAAAGGGCCTTGACTTTTTCTTCTTTTTCTGGCTTCAGGTAATTTGGCATAGTCTCCTCATCGATGGCTTCCGGCTTTACTTCCCTTCCGCACATGTGGCATACATTCCTTGCTGGGTAAATGGCGTATGCTGGATGGTGTATGATTAATCCTCCGCAGTGTCGGTATGGGCATTTCAATGGTCACTCCATTTTTCAAAGCATAGAACCTCTTCATAATCTATTCTCGGAGCCCCCTTCGACTCAGCCAGTCTTCTAAAGAACGACTTTCTCTCAACGGATATTTCCTCATCCTCTCCGGTGATGGTGATTTGTTTTCCAAATGATTTGACCAACATCGCTTTGTGACGACAGACAAGTTTAAATCCTACACTTTCACAAAGGGTTTTCCATCTTCCTGGAAAATCAACGATGGCCCCTTTTTTACAATATGATTTCGTTACCCAGATCGCATGGCCCCCAGGCTTTAAAAGTTTATAGCATTGTTCAAGGATGATCCGGGAGGCTGACCAGAAAGTGTCGGGTGGGACATTACCTAAATTGCCTTGATCTCTTTGGGTAGGCCAATAGTTGCGCGGTTCTCCTGAATAATTAGTTAATCCCTTATACCCATTTCGAGATGATCCACCATCTTGCCGAATATCTGAATATGGTGGGCTACTCACCACGGCATCGAAGGAGCCTTCGGGCATCTTGCCAAGTTGGCCAAGGGAATCAGGATATCCTGTCCATTTATGAGTCATTTTAATAAGTGCTTTATCACTTCTACCAGGATGAGATTTACGTTGACCTTCTATAAATTTCTGTCTTTCTTCATCAGTCATCGGCTTATCGGTAGATGTTTCCGCATACGGTGGTGACGAGCATATCAAATCGAAATCCCCTTCTTTTAATGAACCGAGTTGGCCTTCGGAGGATCCATAATCTTGACTATGAAGTTCTTGAGTTCGACAAAAAGCCTCGAATGAAGCACCACCACCTTGAGATCGGTAGGTTTTATATTGCTTCTTACGATCAATGGAAGGACTATTCTTTTGGATAGACTGTTCAGCGTAGGGAGGTGATCCCACCACCAGCTCAAACTTCCCCTCTTTGAGATTGGCAAGAGAAGATTTCCAGATTTTTTTATGAATGATTTGACCTATAACGTTGTGGCTTACCCCATATTCCTTCGCTAAGATTGAATAGCTTGTATTCCCTTTTGAATATTTTTCTCTAATCTCTGTAACCTGCACTTCCGTTAATTTAGCCCTACCATGATTCTCACCCTTTGCCTGATGAAGATGTTTATTGAAAATTGGATTTCTGCCTTTATCAGAAGAGTCCTGCCAATTATCCTGCATTGTTCCGAGGAATAAATGGTCTGGTCTAACGCACCCTGGATTGTCACAATGATGACAAACCATTAAGCCTTCAGGAATAGGACCAAAATGGATTTCCCATGAAATACGATGGGCAGAGATTTCTTTTCCATCTATTAAAATCCTTCCATATCCTTTATTCTGTTTTTTACCTTTCCATTCCCAACAGGCATCCGCCTTTATAACTTTTGCCCAAAATCTATTTTCAAGATCAGAAAGTAAAAAGTGTTCAAAATTACCCTCCTTCAAATTTGCTAAGTTGCCAGGGGTGTGACCATAGCCGTCCTGCATGGCATCAAGGTTTCTATCGTCCTTCCGGCCACCCTTCCTTGTTGGTGTACCTCCGTGACCCAATCCTTCATGATATGGTGGACTCGATACCACCAAATCCGCTTGGTTTAGAGTCCCACGCAGCCCCGACTTTGCAATATCAGAGGGTCCCAAGTTACGGGCATTCCACATCACCTCCCTTAAATTTCTCGAATCCCCCTGCACAATCCTTGCCGTTCCAAGGTTAGGCCAACCCTTGAGTTGACGGTTCCAGAGGTCGATGTTCTGCTGGCCAAGGGAGACAAACTTTTCCTCAAGTTCAACAGCCAAAAAGTTTAGGCCGTGGCACATGGCATGAAAACCAAAGCCACAGATTCCGCCAAAGGGATCAAGGACATAATCCCCCCGCTTTACCCATCCCATGTTAATCGCATGGTCGTAAATCTTGCCGGCAAGGGAGAAGGATACCTTGGCCGGATGACTGAAAGCCTCTGGTACAAGATTCTTACCCCATGGAATTGAATAACAATTTTCCCAAATATCGGTCATACTTTCTTAACCTCAAAAATATAATGTCCTCCCCTTCGGGATTGCACCCAACACAAATTCCAAAACATAAAGTTCTTTTCCATTGCTTGGATAATATCCTCATTTCCCGGCCTACCACCCGTAGAAAGCCAGTATTTCTTCCCTGTTTTTCTCCAATAACCACAATTGGCATATTCCCACCTGTAATGAATAAATTCCATCAGGATAGGATAATCATTTGGCCATACCTCTATTTTTTTAAGTTCATCCTCGGTTGGATATCGATTCATACCTCATCCGCCTTATTTTCATTAATCAAGGTGCAGGGGGAAGTCTTCGATAGATTTAAAAACCTTTCGTCCTTTGAGGTAAATATGACTTTTGGCTTCCACTTTGCAGTTTTATGGAGATGATATCCTTTGGCAAAGTGACGGATTAAAAAGCGGATAACAGTTTTCATTGGGACTCCTTTAAATCTTGGGTTTTAGACCAGTATGTTTTATAATTTCTAAGTGCATACGTGGCTTTAATAGAACCAGAATGGAATAGAATGTTTTTTTATCGATTAATACCGTATTGCCAATTTCCTCAAATCTGATTATCCTCATTGGGGCTCCTTTATTTATTGATATTCTGGTATCTTCAACTTCCGGTAAATATGTCTCATGATGGGATTCAGAGCTACTGATCCGCCAAAATCCTTGTCTTTAAATCTCTTTTTTAGTAATTTAAGAAGTTCCTGACATTCGCCTTTGCCCTCGTTTTCGGATTGGACAAGGTAAATAGTTGCCCAATCATCTCCTTCTGCGACATAGACCGTAACCCCTTTCCATTGAAATTCTAAAAGAGGCATATCTAAGGCAATTACCTTTCGCTCAATTAGCTTTTTCATTGGGGCTCTCCTAACCGGATCATAATTTCCTACCCATTCGATGAGTTCTTTTATGGTTCCCTTAATTACTTTCATTGCACTACTTTTTTGTGGTGGCCAACGGGCAGGTCATCATCAACCTCTCACATGGTCATTCCATGGCGTTCTCCACCATTGGCCGTCATCTTTACTTTTCATTTGCATCCCTTAGCTTATTAAGGATACAAATATCTAATAATGTCCTTGTAACTTCTGGATTAGTTTTTTCGGTATTTACAATGATTTTACCCTTCTCTTTTAATTCCCGCTCAATTAATAATCTTAGATTTTCCTTTTCTTTTGGGTCTATCATCTTCTCTTCCTTGACAACCAATGGGCAGTTTGATCTTGAGTCCTGCTTAACAACACATTCCCTTCTGTGTTCCAGCCTGCATCACTTGTTAAGCCACCATTGGCCATCTTATTTTAATTTTCCATCTATAATTTCTAAGAGCACTTCTTGAACTGATTCTCGATATACCATCATTATTTCATTCTTACCCCAACCAGTTTTCTTACTTATTTTTTCCTCAAAAATTCTTTCTAATCGCTCAAGAATATCTCCCATCTCCCCCTCCTTATGACGGCCAATGGGCTGTTGCGGATCGGAGTTTTATATCACCACCGGCAGACATTCTCAGTGGCCTACTGAGTTATGTGCTTTTCAGCCACCATTGGCCGTCATAATTTCTTATCATTTCAACATAGAATAACGAAATGTTTACGATCATTGTATCTGTCGCATATTCCTGGTAAATTTTCTTTCGTCTGAAACATATGTCCCTCTTTTACTTCTCGGACAACAACACTCCATCCACCTTCCGTTCCGCTGGGATTTTGAGTATTACAAACCTTTAATATTTCATCATCATCAGCATCCGGAATAGCACACACTTGCATTCCACATATTCCCACCATTGGCCTTGTAATAATTACTCTTTCCATTTTTTCTTCCTCATAACTTCTCCCCAGACTTATTCACAAGACTATAAAGTTCTTCATCACCTGTCATTCTTGTCGTATGTCAACGAGAATGGAATTTCTTAATTTCTTCCTCCAACTCCTTGATATGAAGAAGAAGATGCTTAACGGTTTTACGAAACCATTCTATAGATCCTGCGCTTCTATACAATCTTTCAATCTCTTCTACGGTCTGATTCACTTTCCTCTCTTGAGTTGACAACTAATGGATGGGATTCCCATGGGTTAAATCTGTGTTTTCTTCGAAATCGCACGAACACCTGGAATATTCAATTTCTGTGTATATCTCTGGGCCTTCCCATTTAAATAGGTCACATATTGTCCTGCCCATTTTTTTAAATTAATTACCCCCGATGCTGCTTCTAACGAAACCTTACCATTAGCCATACCTTGTATAAGAGCTGCAAAGTCAAATATTTCTGCGTTCCAAGTTTCCCTAATATAACTCCCTTTAGATTTGGGGATCTCTGACATTACCTTTATCGGTGGGACATAGACAGGAGTTCTTATAATTTCTTCTGCTCCCTGATTATCTCCTGCCGCTTCTGCCTCGATAGCTTCTTTTAATGCCTCTTCCTCTGCTCTCTTATGGGCTTCCTCATGGAGTCGCCTTTCCTTTTCTTTACGCTTAGCCTCCTGTATTTCAGTCCAGTTCACCATGATCTTATCGAGATAGTTTTTGGCTTTCTCCAATTTCTCAAGGGGAGTAGCAAAGAAAGCCATTATCTTTGACTTGGATTCATCGAGGGGCCTTGTTTGTGCCATGCGGGTATCAGTCAATTCCTTGATCCGATTCTTGACCGTCTTCATGAATCCCTGGGCCATCACATAATCATCTATTGTGGAGATTACCAGGGTGTTGGCTTGATCAAGAACAGTTAGGGCTTTCTGAGTATTTTCCTGAACTTCTGGGGTTATGATTTCAGATTGAACTTCCATTTATTTTAATTCTCCTTTCAAATTAATAGCTATAATACACTACTGTAGAGAATTTCGGAAAACATACAACGATTTGTTTTGTAGAAAGCGGAATTCTTATAATCCAATAATTTTCATCAAATGGTGGAGTCATCAAAAAGATGCCTCCATTAGATGATTTAAAAGTATCTTTTGTCTTAATAAAATCTTCATTGATTTCAATTTGAGCTTCCATATTTTTCCCAATGTTTTGAAGTTGACCATTTTGGGTTAATCTCTCTTATGATTGTAGAAGCCAATTTTAAAATATTCCGAGCCTCTTCTAACAAACCCTCTAACCAAGCAGATGGGTAAGGATTACCATTCTTGTCTATGCAATCACATAATCCAAACCGGTCCCCACGGGCACGAGCAACAGCATCAGCATTTAATAATATTTCTGCATATTCTTTTTCTTTACACATTTTTTACCTTTCCATCCAATTTTTTACTTATTCTAATATGTTCTTCGATTCCAATTTCTTTATATTTTTCTTCCATCCTTTTTACATAATAACCCCCAACTCCACCCATAAAAAAGGGATCTCCTGCTGGCATAAACCTCCATTTCCTTAAAAGTTCTTCATAACTTGCGTTATCAATCCAGTCTTTCATTTCTTGAATTTCCATATTTCCCTCTTTTCCACCTTAAAAAATAAAGCATCGAAGCGTAAACCCCAAATGCTTCTCTAAGCTCAGATGGTGAATAAATCTCTAATTTTGGTAGACCTCCATCGGGATCTAAATAGATATCCATCGGGGTTTTTATCAGTTCCAATCCGTTATGAATTTTAATGGTGACTACCTGAAAAGCAATCTGGAGAATGTGCCACGGTTCAGGACTTCCAGATTTCAAATCGAGAGGACCTGGAAGTCTGTCGATGGTTGTCCCCACTATCAATTCGGGATGATAAATGGAATATTCAATTTTGATAGGTGTATAATTTTGGTCTTTCCTGAATCGCTTCCAACTTTCTAAATATCCTTGAATCTGAGGATCAACCGTAGACTCGTCAAGGGTTGCTTTATCCCAAAATTCGGTCGCCCGATGAATAGCCGTTCCCCTTTGGAGATACCATTCATTTGCGTTTCGGATTAATCCGGCTTCTTCAATGGTATCGGTTAACCCGTCAATCCGCTTCCCATCCAAGAGGTAGCGATGGTCATTGGTTAAAATTAGTTCGCTCATTGTGCATTCTCATCTTCTGGGGGTCCCTGAGTCTTTAAGGAAACAATCTCAAGACCATATTGAGTTTGTTTAAATTCCATTGTGACCTGTAACCCACCCTGAATAGCCGCTTTCACTTCCTCAAAGATTTTCTTGTCGAAAGTCGAATAGGTTTTTTCTCCCGCGACAATCTGATAAAGGGTGTATAGTTTACCATCCTTCTTTTTCCCCTCTTTTTGTGTGATTTTATCGATTCCTGTTACAATCGTCTCAGTGTTCTTTGTCTTCCCATTTTCAGACGAAGTTTCTTTTTGCTTTGGCATCTTAATTGGAGGTTTTCCATTAATACCCAATTCCATGCCTTCCGGCAAATCCTCAAGATCCTGATCGAAAATATCGGAAGCTGCGATTACCGTAAGAGTCATGTCAATAAGGGCTCTTTTCTTTGCCATTTTGAGGATAGTATTGGCAACATCAATCGGATTCATCCGAACTTGTTTTTGTTGATATGCTTTTATTTCTCCCTTTTTCCACACAACTCTTTTGCGATCTGTCGGCATTTCCTCAAACTCCTCATCGCAAACTGGTTTGCGCCATTTGTATTTTTCTTCATTAGATGAACATTCCCCGAGACCGACACCAAGAAGATTATCGGTTGCCTGGGAAAACCCTTTGATCAAAACCCGATATCGAATTTCGTCTTCATTAGATAAATCGGCGATTTCATTTCTTGGATCCACGCCGATATGAAAAGTCGATAATAATTTTTCGGCTCCAGGTTTATAAAGCGTTGGCTTGGGAGTTCCGGGGATCTTGCCGTAATGATGACCTTCTTGCATAACGGCATTCATTACTTCTTGGATAAGTCGAACCTGGGCTAAAATTTCACTTGCAGTCAATGGTTTTTTTTCTTTTCTTACCATCAAATCATACGTTTCTTCATTCTCCATCTTTTCCTCCTTTCATAGATATCCATTTTTTATAATTTGGTCTATGTCATAATTTTTTGGAAGTTCAGCTAAATCTTTAATGACATCATTCATAGCCTCTCTTAATGTAGTCCCACAAGTCCCGACATATTGGATTCCATCTTTCCACCAAGCATATAAAAATAGACCTACTAAAACTCCTTTAATAAATTCAGGATTCCTTTTCCCATACATATCATACAGAAATCCCATTTTCCCCTCCTTTCATTTCATCATCCAATAAAAGAAAAGATAAATTAGTACCCAAAGTGGTATGCTGATAACGAGTGAGTTTCTTAAACCTCTGAAGAAGTCCATTCTTAAATTCCTTTAGCGGGCAGGCAACATTCAAAGGACTAACCACTCGTGGATATCGTATCTGCTAACCCTCTTGTTATGCCCTTATGAGGCATTGCCCGCATTTAATCCACCCTTGACCAGTGGGTCTTTAGATGTTCTGGTAATTGCATCAAAACTAATCTTTCACTCTCATCATGAAGGAATTTAAAATGTATCCATGAATGTCCTTGGCAAATGATTTGTTTGGGTACATCATAGGGGCCCCAGACAGTTAAACCCCCCATAGGTGAATAGGAGGTAAAGGGTTTTTCGGCCACAATCTGAAAAACATCATTGACCATTTTCTGACATATTGGACAAATTGTTGATTCTAAAACATCAAAATCCATTTCTTCATCCATTTTCAATCTCCATATCTTGAATGAGAACAAAAAGGGCAGTCGTAAGGTTCAAAAGGCCCGAGTTCTCTGAAATACTTTCCGCAATAACCACAACGTACCCACGGAAAGGGCTCAGCCTCTTTTTTTGGGATACAATCATCACAGTTAGAACAATCGCTTATCGGCCTTAAACAAAGAGGCTTTCCCAAATTCTCCATTGACCGTAGAGAATCCATGACCGTCTTAGCAAACCTTTCTAAATTTTCTGGTGTTCTTTTAAATGTCATTTCTTCCCCTCCCTTAACCTCAATTCCTGCAATCTTAAAAGTGATTACTTCTCTATCTTTGGTATGCTATCGTTATAGACCTTTAAGGCTGTTGTAGTTCTCTTTCTAAAAGCATTCCAGGCCACCAAGCATTTACGGAATACTTCTCTTTCTGTTGCTTTTTTACTATATTGAGAACCTCTTCCATGATCGATCGAATATCCAATTAGAAAATCTCTTAATGTTCTTGCTGGCTCAGCTTTTTTGACTTCGCCATCACGAACATCAATCCAGAATTTTCTTGCGGCTTCTCTGTTTTTTTCAGCAGTCATCATCATGGCAGCAACAACAGATCTGCGAGCCAAATGTGAACATTCTTTCCAATCAATTTTTCCGTTTAAACAAAAAATTGAAAAAACAAAATCACCTAATTTTAAGTATTCATGAATACTGGCTGCCTTTCTTTGGCGATCCCACCCAGTTCGACCATCTTTATATAATCCTCCGCCAAGAATTTTCTGTGTTAATTGGATTGGCCATTTAATGTCGTGAGCATCGGCATATGGATTGACCAAATCGTATAGCCCCCTTCCCCCTTGATCATAGGTTGCATAAACCTCTGCTACATCTTCCCAAGTATCACATTCAATTTCTTCAAGATTTGCAATCATCATAGAATCAAGATCAATGATTGCTCGCAACTGGTGTTGCCCATTTACTAAAAGTTTAATTTTTTTATTTTGTTCATTCTTGAGAATTACGATTGCTATACTGCCAGTTCTGAATGTATCATCTTTTAGGGCATGCTTAATCTGATCAAGGTGTCGTTGGTTTATTGCCCTTTGTGCTTTATAGACATTAAATTTCCAAAATTCCTCTGCTTCTTTTCTACTAACGATGAGCTCTTCCCTTGATTTAACTTTCCACATGTTATCCTCCTTAAATTAAAAGTCCCTCAAGATTTTCCAAGAGTTGTTTGATTGCCTGTTTCGGAGTATCCTTCCATTGATTTTTTCTTGCTCTTCTTACGGCTTCATAAAATGCTTCAAAGGTTTTTTTGATTTCATCATTTACCTTTTCGATTGCTAAGGGTTTCGTTTGAATAATTGGTTTTTTGGGTTTTGGATTTCTGGTTGCTTTAAAAGCCTTATTGACCGACATCTCTCCCTTTCTTACGGCCTGTTTAATCTCTTCCGTAGCCTCCTTCTCAATGATCTCTGATTTACGAATTGTATCATGTGAGACACCAGCGATCCTTGCAATCTCTTCACGGGTCTCACCCTCCGCAGATTTCTGCGTAGGGTCGGCCTTACCTACTTTCATTCTTTTTTCTGCCTTTTCCTCAATAACTGGTTTTAAAAGAAGTGCGAGTCTGGCTCTCTCGTGTGGAGGTAAATTGCGGCGGGCAAGTTGGTTCTTAATAATCCAAATCTTAGCCTCTTCTTCGCTATCAAATTCCTTCTCCAATATTTTGAATCCAATATTATGCTTGTGGCAGATTTCGTATCGGTTATACCCGTCAATAATGGAACCATTCCATGTGATAATCGCCTCCCGACATCCCTCCTGCAATATGCTCTGTTCAAGCAATTGATATTCGTCAGAAGAAATCGATGGAATGATATTATGAAATTCAGGATTGATTTGAAGTTCCATTAACATTTTATTAATCACCTCGTTAGATTTTTCAGTCATTTCTTCCCCTCCATCTCATCCCTGAGTTTCAGGCCCCACTCCTCACCGATTCTTTTGGCCGTATCCCAATCACCTATCCACTCCCGAATCGACTCAAAAGGATTAGGACGATAGATATTAGATTCGCTGGCTATTGCATAACCCTTAAATCTTCTAACCGTGATCTGCCAGCTTTTTGGGAGCCCAAGAAGATAGGTTGATCCCTCATATTCTGGTGTCCATTCCAATTTACTCATTTCTTCCCCTCCCCCCGTTTTTCTATCAGCCTTTAGATTTGTTATTTTTATCATGTTTTGTTGTTGTTTCTATACAAGAATGACCTTGACTTTCATTTTCATCCAGCCTAACATCCTTCATATGGAACTTAGAATCTATCAACTTTTGAACCTCAATCCCCATTTTCACAAGACGAGTGGCCATGCTGACTTTAGAGATTCCCTCCTCCTCGGCCATCCGTTCAATTTCAGCCTCAAGACTGAGGGGCCACCTTACATATTGGGGTTTGCCCTTTTTATCCACGAATGCTACCTCCATCATGTTTTTCCCCCTTTATCTGATCCGGTAACGGTAATATGGCCTTTGTTTTGGGATTTAATCTCTGTAATGGCTTCCTGGTGCCCTTTGGGACTCTAAAACTACCCTTCCCATAGGGTTGTAGAGGGTAAAGTGGACAATCTTCGATATCGCAATCAATCCGACCATCAAAATAGTTGCCCATGCAGTCATAGCATTTGGCTAAAATCATCTGCCTCTGGGTCAGTCTTTCACCAGCCAAATGCTTTTTTAACTCCCTGCCGCCTTTGGCTTTTGGGAAAGATTGGAATGATTCCATTGGTTTCCTTTCCTCCGGCCAGGGAAGGGTTGCGCTGCTGGGGGTGAAGAGGTGTTAGACAGCGCACCCTGGCCTTTTATGAATATTGAAGCACTTTATCTATGGCCCTTCGTGATGATCTTGAATGATATGGCTGATCATTTTGATCTACGATCCTTAATTGTATATATGGAAAAAATTCATGAAATAATTTTATTTTATTTTTTGATTGATGAAATGCCTGACGAGTTCCTATGACTTCATAAAAAATGTTTCGAACCTTATCATAAAAATCTGGCGAGTATTTGTATACACCAAAACGGAATGTTGCCGGTTGGTATATAAAGTTCGGGTGTTTAAGGGCAAATTCAATTTCTGCTTGAAATGGATTTTTTCGGTGATTAGGATGAGAAATTTGTCTTTTTATCAATATTTCCTTATGTCTTCTTTTATATCCATAGCAAGTCTCACAAAGTACCAACTTTTTCAAAGATGCTGGTCGACGGTTGCATCGAGAACACAAAATAGTTTGATCAATATTCCATTCCATAGCAATCCTTGTTGTTATGCGCAGTTGGCATGGTTATGAGGAAAAAATTTTCTTACCCAATAATTAATAGCTTCAGGCGTAACATTTACGAGAAAAGCAATCTCTGTCTGACTCAACTGTTTTCGGCAGTAGTAATCTTCAAGAAAACTTCTTTTCTCATCTGTGGTCATTCCCTTAAATCGTGCCACTTTTGGTTTTCTTCCCATGAAAACAATATAAACCAACTGCGTTTATTTTGTCAAGCTTTTTATTTGAATTATTTGAAAATTCATGGTATAGGTATTGCATATAGAGATAAATCCTTTAAATTCACATACTTTTGACGCATTAAAAATGTATTGACATTAGGCGTTTAATTTATTATCTTAAATAGAAAGGAGACTGTCATGAGAAATAATTACAATCATTGTAGGATGTGGGGGTTCGATGAAAGGCTGAATGAGAGAATTGGAATTGAACTAAAAAGGAAACGGAAATCCACTGGAATGAGTCAGCAAGAATTAGCCGAAAAAGTGAAAACAACACAGGCCACAATATCAAGAATTGAAAGAGCGGTGGATAACATCACAATGACAAAACTTATTAAATACCTTAATGCTCTTAATATACAACTCTTCATTAAATTTCCTCTTAATGGAGATGATAAAATATTCGAAGATCATATTCCTACAAGTCAAGATATATATTATCAGACCAGTTTTGAAAAGGGATTATTTATGATTGGCAATGATTATGCAGGTATTGCAATTGAAGGCAAAAAACAGTTCTTACCGGATTTGGTTAGGTCTCCTTCAGTCGATATGGGATCTCTTTTTGACGAGGCCAGGTCGTCTTTCAAGAATATTTCGAATGATAAGGCTGGGTCGGAAAATGACACAGGCGCATCTGGCCAGAGCTTTAAACGTGTCAGAGAATTACCTTTATATGGTGGAGAATGCTCAAAAGTTTCCATCATTGTCTTTTATCCTGAGATTCGGTATAATGTTTTCAATCAATCCAAGGCTGCTTAAAGTTTATTGGCTAAACGATTATATATCATGGGTTCGGGAAAGAGTCAAGAAAAAAATTGGTCTGGACGAGGACTGAGATGGAACTTAAAACTTATTTCGATTTAGCAACATTGTGTGCCGCATTAGCAAATGTTTTTATCTCAATTGTAAAAAGAAATTGGTATTCATTTGCAGGTTGGGGGGCTGTCGCTTTTATGGCGGTTAGAAACTTACTTCCTATTATTGGGAAATAACAAGAATAAAATTCATCTAAAGGAGAACTAAGATGCGACAAAAATTGTCAATGATTGCCGTTTTTTTGCTCTTATTTTTGGCAGGATGTGTCCCTCAAGGGTATTGGACGAAATCAGATTTCAGTAATGACCAATGGAACAGGGATCATTATGAATGTGCTAACAATGCCCAAGCGACCTGTCATTATTGGGATCCGAGACAGAACGTTATTGCCGGTGCTATTTGCGTCCAGGATCAATATAATTTTTGTATTCGGTCAAAAGGATATCAGTGGGAAGTTCCGCGTTAGAGTATACTTGCAATCGTAATAACAATTATTGCGATAACGCCAAGAGGTCCCCAGGTCTCCCAAATAGACTTTGGCTTCCCAACCTCGGCCAGTTTAAGCGCCCTGTCTGTTACTTGAGTCATATCTTCTAAGGCTTTTCTCGTAGTTTGAACTTCCATCTGATCAATGTCGTGTACCTTATCTTTCAGGACGTTTTCTTGTTTAAGGAGATCCTTTTCTTTTTCCAGATTGGCAATCCTCTGATCTTTCAAGGCATCCTGTTCCCTTCTCAGCTCAAGTTCTCTCCTGTCAAGGTCGCATTCCTTCTCATTCTTTAAGATCATCTGAACCTCATCGAGAGGGAAGGATAATTCTTGGGCGATACCCACGCTTGCGAAACTCATCAGCAAGAAGATCGATATCAGTAGGCACAGTGATAATCTTACGCTCTTCTGTAAGTTTGAGGATCTCCTTATTTTTTTCATCGACCAACCCCGCTAACCGTTTAGACTCGGCTTCTGCCAGAATCCGTTGTTTTTGAACTGCGTCAACTCTCTTTTTAAGATCAAGAATCATCTGATCCCTGGTCTCATTCTCCTTCTTCAGGCTTTCGATAATGGCCGTCTTGTCTTGTCTCAACTGATCGAGGCCCATGTCATACAATTTTCGGGAGACTGCCCAACCCGAAACGTATTGCCAAATAAATAAGATCAGTACGGCAAAGGCGATCCATCCCCATAAAGGAATTTTTGAAATAAAGGATTTTATCATATCTTTGCTTTTTTGTTTAGGAATTTAGAACTTTCCATCATTACTGACGGCTGACCACATTCTAAACTCCGATTAACCCATGATTCGATCAGTGGTGGCTCACCTCACCTGGGTTCATCATGGGTTTTGTTGTTTTAGAATATATTTGCGCCAAGCCCATTTCAGGATTTCCCAACCAATTGCTCCAACAATTAATCCTATCAAAAAATATACCATCCTAATTACCCCCTATCGATTATTGATGTGATATGCCCAATCCACCCGGCTTTGCCGGCGGTATCGTATCAAGATTGTAATTATATGATGCTGGAAGACTATCAAAAGATTCATTACCGTTTGTATCCACCGCCGTCAACATAAAAATTAGAGTTCCTGCGGATTGATCTGGAACCGTTACAGTAAAGAGATATGGCAAGGTCGGAGGATGTGGAATCAGAATAGTATTGATTTTTATTCGTACTCCATCCGTCCGGTAGAGATTGTAACCAGTCATATCTGTCTCTGTATTTGGAGTCCAGGTAGCTTTGAGAGGTATCGAGCCTGCGAATACTATCCCAGAAAATGTAATAAAAATAACCACGGATACCAACATTAAAATAATTTTTTGTCTTATCTTCATCTCTTTATCTCCTTTGGATTTTTACTTTATTATTTGTCAGAAAAAATATATCATAAACAGCATCGCAAAACTCAAAGGTCCATGGAACACTTGTTGACGTAGAGGATTTAAAATAATATCCATAACCCCCTACAACAACGGGATTTTCAGGACTTGAAAGAACCCATATCATTAAATATTGCTTGTCTGAACCCCTATAAATGAGCGAAACACCATATTCTTGACATATAAATTCGTCAAACTTCTCGAAGGGACTGAACTCCCCAAGGATGACGGCCAGAAGTAAAATCATTAAAGTTATGATCTTTTTCATGGAAATTTAGGCGATCTTCCAAAACCATTATTTTCTTCATATTTACGATAATTCAATTCAGTATAAGATTTGAGTCCTTTATAACCCATCCATATTCCCATTGAACCAAGATAGAGAGTTGCGTAATTCCCACCAAGACTTTTCCATGCTTCCATAATCGTCTTATTGAAAAACCCAGCCACAAGCAAAATCATGGTGATTATCGTAAAAACAAAACTCACCACCCATCCTTGAATAGCACCATCTTTAACAAGTTGGATTTTTTTCATATACTTTCTCTCGCTACTTTCCATAAATCCATTGTTCTGTTTATCCATCCCCAAATATACTGAGGATACTGTTTTCTCATGGAAATATATTTTTCAAGTCTCAAAAAAAGATAATCTTCCCAACCTTTTCTATTTTGTAAAAGTGTTTTCGCACGACCTGAACCCATATTTACAGCCGTATCAAAAAGCACCATATCAAAAGGTTCTGGGAACATATTACATACTGCTTCCTCCCAATATTCTGTCCGATAAATTTCTTGGGCCTCATCTAAGGTTAAATTCTTAATATCCAAATAGGGATACGCCCGCTTGGAGATACCATACTTCGTTTCTCCGCCCGGGTCATTAGGATCATTTGAGTAAGTTCCTTCCCACTTCAACGTAAATTCGATGGCCTTTTCAAAGCTCATTATTTGAACCAAGAGTGCCAAGTTTTAATAGACTTCTTAACCGAAATCCTCATCAATGTTTCGCCATGGTTTAGATTCACACAGAACCAAATTCGGAGTTTACCGTCTGAGGTAAGAACGGTTTCCATTTTCATAAATTCACCGCATATAGGACATTGAGCATCTTTGATCTTTCCTGTTTTATATTTCATCTTTTCCTTCCTTTCTAAAGAAAATAAGGGAGAGCCAGTTCAACTATCTCCATTTACCATATGGCTATCTTTGCCGGCATCCATGCCGAAAAGCCAACCTGGGCCGTTCCAGTTTTGGAAACAGTATTTGCCAAAATATCAACAATCGTTATCTTTACATCATCTCCCGCTTTTATCACAGCCCCGGGGGATTTAGAAAATCCAAGAGAGGTCAAATTTCTCGCTGGGTCTAATATTTGGAGGTTATTTATCATTACTCCCTCGATAGGTTTATCGTTTACAGCTATGGAAACCCCAATAATCGGCATTGGTCCCTCGGCCTTCACGGCCATTTGGAATCCAATTTCTGATTTACTCTGCATTCCTGTTCCAATTAGAATTTGTAATTCTGCCATCTTTCTCACCTCCTTTCCTTTTTAAGCTTCAATTTTGGCTCTCCCTATAATTTTAAAAAAGTATCAATTAAACTTCTTCTGTCTCTCTAAAAATTCAATAAAAGAATCTAAATGCTTTTTAAAAGATTTTGTCTGTTCCCATAACAAATCAATTTGACCTTTTTCAAACAACTCATCACAGATAATTAGATTTTCTTTCATTATGATCAATGATGCCCTAATCCATGTTTCAAGTGTGGTCATTCTTTTTGCTTCCTTATTTTGCTTGAAGGTTCTACCCCACCGATTGATCTAATCAAAAGTTCAATTTGATGAAGTTTATCACTCATTTCCCTTGCCGTTGCTATCGCTGTCTCCTTAGCCTCCTTAGCTGCCACTTTTGTATCATCTAAAACATTACAAAGTGTTTTTGTCTGAAGATCGAATATGGCCTTATCCACTTTTGAATCAAGTTTGCCAGAAATAGAAGTTAAGATAATGGTCGTGAAAGAGGCCATAATCACAATGATGGATAAAACTGTTCCAATCAACCATTTGAATGTCACAAACCGTTCCCCGTCTTTTTGTTCTTGCATTCCATATTTCTCCTTTTTTTAACTTGCCATTCCACTAACTTTTGATGGATCTCCAATTCCACAAACACTGACCCATCCCGTTATTCCATTCACCTTGAGAACTCCCGGAGGGGTGGCAAAGGTAATACTATCCATATTAATAAGCACTTCAAGATTGGAGATCCCAGGAATCGTTAACCCAGCATCCCCATATTGAGCAGTTGGAGGAGTGAAATCATACCAATATCGGGAAAGTCTATTAACCGAAAATTCATCTATTTGGGCAATGATACCATTTGATCCGTTTGACCATGCTGCCCCAACCACAAAATCACCATTAATATTGATTGGATCGACGTCCTGAAAACTCGAACCCGAAGATGTTTTATCCACCCCATTAATTAAAAATTTACCAGTGCCATTAACTGAAAGAGCGATATGATACCAAATATCTAATTGAAAATCATAACTCTGACTTCTTACATAACCAAAATCATAATCTATATTTTGGGTTTCAAATAGAAACTTCTTACCTCCTAAGAGATCAACTATAAATTTTAATCTCCAGTAATTCTGCGGATAACCGTTATCCGTTTGACAACAAATAGTATGTGACAACATGAGACCTGGCCATCCGTGAAACATAATCCGAAAATCAATTCCCAATCCATTTCCGTAATAAGGGTTGAAGATGAAATCTGTATGGAAAGGAGTGGTAATAGCATCACTTCCATCAAAAAGTCCAGAGGCAGAACCAAACACTTTTTGGCTGGTGTCTAATTGGGCATCTTGATGGGCAGTCCAAGGTTTGCCCGATCTGTCAAGAAATATTGGTGAGCCATCTGTTCCATCAAAATGAAGCAGAACCACATTATATTGATCGTAATACCAATAGGTTAAAGGTGAAAGAGATTCTATCTCTGTAGCTACTTCTAAATCATTAATAAGAAAAAATGGAACATTATCTATCTCTGTGATTACTTCTAAATTCTCAATTACCCAGGGAGCACCAGGGGCATAAGGTTGAATTGATGGAGTAAAATTTCCTGTCCATCGAGCAATCCCATTTGAGAATCTAAATTCTTCAACCCAACCATTTAAATATTTAGAAGGAATGGCATCAAGATTAGCTCCAATTCGAACAACGCTATCTCCATTTAAAATATGGTCGGTCCCAATGCTTACTGGATTACCAACAGCGACACCGTTCAAATAGATTTGTAAATTTCCTGCATATCGAATGATTGCAACATGATACCAAGTATCCATTACAAAATCACATTGACCGTGAGTAATAAACTGGTTTTCCTCTACGGTATTACATTCAAAATACAAATGGGAATTAACAGCACCCATTGATATATATAAAGAAAATGCAGAAACCTCCCATATAAGTTGATATTGTTCAAAGAGTACCGTAGCACCTAATGGAAGATTATGGGGCCTTAACCTAAAATCTACGGTAAAATCATTATTGCTAAGATTAAACTCAGCATGGTCAGGAGTATCGATATAATCACTATTCCCATCAAAAAGACCAGAAGCAACCCAAACATATTGAGCGGTGTCTATTTGGGCGGTTCCATGTGCAGTCCAGACTTTGCCTGACTCATCGGTAAAAGTGGTGGATTCGTCAGCACCATCAAAGTGAAGAAGGACTTTACTATAACTATCGTCAAGTGCCATCTAAAATACCTTTAAGTTGGATCTCTCAAAGTAATCTTCCAAGAAGGAAAATCAACCGTTCCGCTTTCAGTAACGCCAATAGCATTACAGGTTGCTTTCCTTTTCAGGATGGAACTCCCTGTATCATTTATGCAGACGAAATGGCCTGTTCCTGTCACATCCACGGTGACTCCAGCCTTTGCAGTAATGGTGACTTTTCTTCCATCCGTGTCACCATTCGCCTTAGTGTAATCCCCACTAACAAGTGCCACATCAGCGAGTTTATATGTGGTGTGGGCATGTGTATAAGTGGTCGGTTCAGTTTCACACAAGGTCATCTCATCCCCATTGGCTATGAGATCATCAGCTAAAAGATCCAAATCTGCATCAGCTATATATTTGCCCATCTTATCCTCCTATATTTCCACCCAGGCATAACCAAACTTTATTCTGATAGTATTTGCCGCAACCAAGTAACCAGCCACAACAACCTCATCCCCTGCCGTTCCAGGAGGAGATAAAGATAAACCTCCAGGAGTGGCAGAACTATAAACCGTAACGGCAGCATCAGAGGAAGGACTCAAAGCCCAAGTATCGTCCCTCATTATTCCATTTTCCAAGATCGTTCCAGAATAACCAGAAGTGATGTCAGCCGTTGCTATGCCACCCGGAAGAATTAATTTATCCGTCCCATTTGCATCATATTTGTAATATTTCCAGACCCCACTATTTAATTTTTTATAGACTGAATTCCCCAATGATAGATTCTCTCCAGCCGCCCCCGTCATAGCCATCCCTTGCCATTGATGATCTGATAGAAGTGTGGGATCTTCAAGAATGATTTGAGTAATGCCAGCAATATGACCAGAAGCGGGATCACTTGCAGTCTTATTGACAGATTCATTTCCACTGGTATCAACTTCTGTAAGCCAAAACCAATAAGTAACCCCTGATGTTATAGTTATATATTCGCCTACAGATTTTTGGCCTAACTGAATAGTGATATAGTTTGTTGGATGGCATACGGTTGTGAATAAATATGAGGTACCTGGGTCATTGGATGTATTAATGTAAAGATTATAATATCCAGTATCCACCCTTGAAGATATAAAATTTTGTAAAATAAATGAATTAGATAATGTGAAAAGACTGGGAGAACCAGAATCATATGGCGTCACATCAGAGAGAGTCAGATGCGTAACGATAGCGGTTGCCGGCCCCCAACCAGCGGCATTATGGGCGCGGATGTAGAATTCGTACCATTGATTAGTTTTTAGATTTTCAACCGTTCTTGATATGGTAGCTTCAGGACTATCAGAAAGATTCAATTTGGAGATTAAAATACTTTTAAATGGCTCGGTCATTGATCAGTCCCCTACAAGTTCTCGGTATAAAATTTCATAGCTGTAAACATATTCATTTGCCGAATTCTGGTCAAAAGTCACTGTCACCGTGGCATGGGTTTCCCCTGATTCTGGATCAACCCATAATGGTCCATCGGCGATCACCAAATTTTGGACCTGGGAAGGAAGAGAAGGAAGAGTCATTATTGGTGTATATCCAGTCGTTTCCCTTATCCCTGAAGCCTCTACCAATTGATTTAATTGATCTATTTGCCATTCAATCCAGGCTAAATAATCGGTTATTTTCTTCTGCCTTGTGCCAAGTTCAAGTTCGATTGCGAGGCCATTATCTATTAAAGTGTATTGGATTCTGTTAATAAAATATTGGATTTTTGTCAAAGGAGAATCGCCAGTCTCTCTTATAAAAACCAAGGGAATTGGATTACCATTGATCTGTGGTTCATAATCAAAGAAAAGGGTTTTGGAAGTGAGCCTAACCGTAGCTGTCTTATTAGGATATTCCTTTGCGGCCAAATAAGAGTTCGCCCACAATTGGGCATCTTCTATTTGGGAAAGTGATGCATTCTTGATTCGTTCGCTTTTAATTCCATGAATGGCTCCAGATTTGGAATAAGTTATTTTAAAATAAACGTCTTTGCTGGTATCGTGCCACGACCCATCGTAATACTCTAACGTGCCTGCAAGATATGTATCATTGTTCGCTCCATTTATAAAATAATAATCTGAATCTGATAAATCTCCAGTTCTTGATATCCTAAAACCATATTGAGTAATAGGATGGAATTTATCAATGGTTAGATCAAGTTTGAAATCTTTCGATGACGTTGTAATATCCGACCCAGAAATTATGACGGACTTGATTAAAACATCAGGATTTGACCTATTAACAATCGAAATCTCCAAATCGTCTTGTACAGCTTTCAAGGAAACATCGTCAAGGGAGAATCTTGCTCCTGTAAATCTAATATCAATATCTTCATCAGTTCCCACTGTGAAAGTAACTGTTTCTGCCATCCAGGTTTTGGAATCATATGCTGCATTAAGTAAAATCTGGGAATTTGATGTCAGACTAAAGATTTGCAGACTCATAGGATAAATTTTGATATTTACTTTATATCTGAATGAGAGAGTATATTCTCCTGTCAATCCATCAACTTCTTGATGTTTTCCGTTGACCTTGCCGGTGGGATTTACATCAAGATAATGATTTGTCCCAGCATCATCATATGATACTTTTGATGCTATCACTCGTCCAGATTTAGGTATATAATCAAGCCAATATGCCGTTCCAGAAGTTTCCATGTTTCCATCGACAATAAGTTCAGCAAAGCCTACCTTTCCAATATTTAAAGTCAATGTTTTTAACCTTAGGATTCCAATAAATGTTTGAATCAGTTCTTGATAAATCGATCTTCCAAAATTAAATGCCGTATTTTTTACGGATTGCTGTATAGTAGCTACATCCGCCTCGTCTTCAAGAATGACATTCAATCCTTCCGCACCAGAAAGATGGAGGCGATTAGTAATATCGCCCGCATCGGTCGAATAGTCTATTGAATCAATCTCTGGCTGTCCAAGAAAAAAATCCCAACCGACAATAGAAGATTTCTCAGTAAAGTAAAATTTTCCGTCTGCCCGGACACCCCACTCATAATTTCCTCCTAAAGTACCAAGGGTTTGAATAACTTGCAAAGCTGACGTATCGAAGGTTATGGATTCTGGAACAATTAGGCAAGGAGAAATAAGATCTACATCGTATATTATATCAGTGTACGGTTCGACATAATTATCTATAATATTAGCAGCAATCTCTGAGACTGAACAATTGGCGAACACGGCCGGTTCTCCCGTCACGGGATTTGTATAAACCACGGCTTTCTGAGTTTGCTGGATAAGACCCACTGCGGTAAAACTAATTTTTTCTGGTTCCTCAAAAACAGGATTTTTTAAGAGAATTGTTCCAAGATATCTTTGAACGTACAACATGCTTCCTTCAATCCTAACCTTTATTTTTATTCTCCAAGTCGATCCGCATATAACATCAGAATAATCAGAAAATTGTGCTTTTAAAATAATATCACATTGGTCACATCCCCCAACTCTGGCAAATCCCCAGGTCAACGATTCGATCTTCGGATTCAATATTTCAACGAGCGTATTGCTATTCCAGAGTTCAACCCGACAATCAAATGTGGATAATTCCTCTCCTACAGCTCCTAACAAAACAGCATCCATCGAAAATCCAAAAAAGGTAATGGCTGCGTCCATTCCGACTATTTTAAGAGTACTTTTCGTTAAGCAGGCGTCGATTATAGGCATTGTGCCGGATGTAGGTTGGATTATAGAATCCATTGAAATTGAAGATGTGGTTGGATAAGCCTGTAGGACTCCATCCATCGAAACCGAGGAAGTGGCTGGAGTAAATCCAAGAATTAGGATAGCATCCATTGAAATCGATGCAAAATTGGATATTAAAATGGCATCCATCGAAACCGAGGAAGTGGCTGGAGTAAATCCAAGAATTAGGATAGCATCCATTGAAACTGTTGATGTAACCGGAGGAACCGTATATTCAATATGAATCCAAGGTGGTGCGTAAGCCTGAGACTTGCTACAAGCACTCCTATAATTATTCCCAGCAATAGTATTATTATTCCTCCAAAAAACTTGTATAGAACCACCTGCAGCACGTCCAGGTCTATCAACAAGTTCTTGAATAATTGATACAATCGAAGGACTATTAATCGACTGGTCGGGTGGCCATGTTTCGGCATTCCATGGAACATAACTATTAGTCATTACTCTGGAGTAGAAATCGCCACCACTTGTGACCTCCACTGCATCGTCGGTTGCCTCCCCATATATCCGAGCATCTATTGTTCCATATCCCCCTACTGAGTATAAAATGATATAAGCGGAAGTAATCACACTACCAGGAGGAATGAAAAAGGAATATGGACCCGGCCAGTTTATAAATCTCATACACATGCTACAGTCATCATAGCCTGAGTAATCTACTCTGCCAACCAAGAGGTTGGCGTATTCATACCAATATGTACTCGAAAATCTACAACTCGTATCGTTGGCTTGTATATCAATAATTGGCATTTAAACTCCTTTAAGCTCCTACGTAAAGACATCAAATATAAACTTCAAATTCAGAGTTCGTCACGAGACTTTGACCAGTAGACGAAAATACCCAGAATCGGTATCTATTCGTCTCAATACAATGGAGATATTCAGATAACATATATCCCCCATTATTTTTCATAATTCCCCTTCCAAATCTCCTAACAAACTTCTCTCCTTTTTCTTGGTTAATTAAAACATCATGGCGGGGCAAACCTGCGACACGGGGAATAATAGAAATCCTTACAATTTCAGTAATTGCAATCATTGACGAAGAATTTTCAGAACCATCATCATTATATTGACGAATTATGCCACTCGGTTCTTCGACTTCCCATTGGTAGGCTTCGGAGATTTTCATAAGTATTCTCAACTTTCATCATATGCAAAGACCAACCCCTCAGATGCTAAAGTGCCAGAACTTGCTGCCGACGATACAGTCATTTGCATTCTAAGGAAATCCCCTTTATAGCCTGTCCCGGTATGGGGTCCCGTATTGATGGCATCCAGATCAATTGGGGTTCCAGAAATCTTTGTGAAAATATTTGTTCCCGAGATATTGGTATTAATATTAGCAGCAAAGGAACCTGAAAGGTCATATTGTACACTAATACCCGTTCCGAAACTATTAGTTCCATCTGTGTAGACTCTAAGATTTTGGATATCTACTGACGGAGCGCTCTGAAAATAAAATCTGGCTTGTTTAGTATAGCTGTACACTGACCCAGATGGAGGAATCTGAAGTCTATCATTTGTGTCAACTGTGGTATCATCGGCTGCTTTAAATCGAATAGTCCCAGCACTTTTGTCTACCCCAGCCGAACTTCCAGTCATTTCGTGAATTTGAATTGTTGCTGGCATATCTTTTCTCCTTTATGATTGATTTTATTTAATACCATCTATCCGTCCAATCCACCCTAATTGTGACCTCAATTGCAGCGTCTTGAGTGAACCTAATCGTATTAGCACCTGGCAAGAGATCCCAAAAATCTCCGCTCAGTAGCGATAATGAATTGCTACCTCCCATTGTGGCCGTAAATAAAGCATAGTCCACAACCCATATCTGTCCAGATCCCATATGACTAAATAAAGGGAGATTCGTAAGTGATCTATTTTGAACGGATGGATTTGTGAAATCAGAATCGGCCGTCACAGTTATGGTTGGCAAAGATGGAGCATTCCCAGCCGGTGCGGCTGTGGTGAAATCATAGGAAGTTGCCGAGGTTGTCTTCTCGGTATAACTTGCCGAGGTAGCATACCAAAAAGGATCGGCGGCAATGAAATCGAGCGAAAATTCACCCAGCAATCCGGTAATATAATCTCTTATTGGACAACTGGATTTTTGCACGTTGATATAACGGTCATCGAAAATATAGAATTTTAGCGAACTGGTCTCAAGATTTTTCTTAAATGTATCCTTATATGTTCTATAGGCCTCTTTTGTTGTTCCCCTAATGATCCCATTCAATGTAATTATTTTTGGTTCCAGATAAAGACTTGAATCCAATAGGGCCCCATCTTTCCTTGGCACAATGATCGGATTAATTCTTGAAATAAATGATTCATCAGGGGTTTGGATGGTTATCCCATTCGTACTATTTAAAAGAAATGTTCCAAGAGAATTGACTAATTTGAGGCCGAATGTCGCCATATTTTATCCAAACACCAGGGGCTTTTTAGTTGCCCACCAGATCATCTTTCCCAGTTTATGACCCACAAGACTAACATCCATTCCGTTCCCAAGCGTCACACCACCCATATATTGATTGACTGTCAAGGGTTGAACATTTCCAGATTCAGACTTCTTTCCTGGTGGAATAACCTCCTCCCCCTTATGAAGTTTATAAATCCCTGTATATGGAACATATGGGATTCCAGTTTGACCCTCTGGAATATAAGGAACGGTAATATTTCCCCGCGTACTTCCTGTCATGGTTGATTCCAATCTCTTATTGAGTTCGAAAATCGCAGACCACATCTGCTCAAAGATTGAAATGGCCGGTTGAACTGCAGCATATTTTTCCATTAATTCTTTTTCAAATGTTGCGGCAACAAATCCTTTTTCTAATGCCGTGGTTATCGATTGAGTTATATACTGATATAAAGGAATAAGTGCTTTTTGTAATACCGTGGACTGAACAAATGCTTCAACCATCCCATCGAGAATAGAATTATAAATCGATTCCTTTAAGGTTCTTTCGAATACTTTAAACCCCGATTGCGCAGTTCCCATTTTAAGACCAGCAACCACTGCATCAGAAAGAGTACTCGTGACATCGTTATAGATATCCTGGGCGATTTGCTGAATAGCTTCTCTTGCTTTTTTAGTAAACTCTTTAAATCCAAACAAACCTCCCATCTCCTTGATCGCCTTAATATCCCAATCTATTCTTACATTTCCCAATTCAGTAATTCTGGGTTTTCCGAGTTTTGGGTACTCAAAACCCATTTCCCCAAGTGCCTTGAACATTTGCTGCCTTACTAAAAAAACAGATTCTCTACCCATTTGGGCTTTGGTCGCCCCCCCGATTAGTTTATCAATAAAACCCCCAATTACTCCTCCTAAAATTCCAAAATAACTTCCAATTTCTGTAAAAATTCCTTTTCTCTCGCCAGCAATTAATCCCCCCAAATATGCTGAAATTGGTTTGACTATTGCCAAATATAAAGTGCCTATTACACTTGCCGTTCCAATCGTTTTTAATATTCCTCCTAAACCCAATAAACCAAGAAAATTTCCTCCTCCAATTATTCCTCCTGCACCCCTTTCTGCTCCTCCAGTACGTTCGGCTAATTGCCAATTAAGAAGATTCCCAGTTCCAGTTGCTGTAGTAACTTGTCCTAAAGTTCCAGATATTCCTAATGCCTTCAGAATTTCAAGTTTAAGAATCGTAAAGCCGATATCCTCAATCATTTTCATGAATCCCTTTTTGACATTATCAAAAAAACTCTTGAAACTTCCATCGGACTCACGGATAGCATTAGTCATGACATCGATCGAATTTGGAAGAAAACTCGAATATTGATTGGCAAGTTCCCCTTGAGTTTTTTTTGTAGCATCAAGAAGACCTTGCTGCATCAATTGGGATACATTAAGATTAGCTATGGCTTCTTTACGTGCCAGTTCTGCCATTCGAAGTTTTTCTAATGCTGCGGTATAGCCGGGAAGCACATCACCTGCTTTTTCCATGACCTTCGCATGTCTTAATTCCTCTTCGATAAGTGCCTTATAGACTACCACCTCATTCTGGAGTGTTCCTGTTAATTCTGCATATCTAAGATTTAGATCAAGAATTTCCCTTTGTTTTGCCGGATCAATAATTTTCTGCAACTTCCCAGCTATTTCCATATATCCGGCTACAAAAGAAACTCCAGCCTTCTCAGGATCAAACATTCTGGTCTTTCCCCACTCCGTTTCAATCTCATAGGATGCCTCAGACATCAATCTCCCAATATCCATCAAAATCTGACGTTCATATTCAGGAAATTCGTTTTCCCATTTTTTCATCCATATATCTGGTGAAATCGATGGAACGCCAGCTTTTTCGGGATCAAATATTCTTGTCTTTCCCCATTCAGTATCTACTTCTTCTGCAGTTGAAGCCCAATCTTTTGCTATTTCTACATTGAGTTTATGTAAACGATCAGATTCTTCTTTTTCTGCATTCTCAACTGCTTTCCAGTAATTCTCCCAGACTTTATAGGATAATTGACCCAATCCGACTTTTTTCAATTCTTGGATTGAAGACTCTCTGTCTATATCCAGAATCTTTATTTTTTGCTCAAAAGTTTGAAATTCCAATGCCATGCCTTGCTTCATCAATTCATTAAGTTTTTTCTGAAGTTCAATCTGATCGACAGCTTTGATTTGACTTTCTCTTGATGGTCCTTCTGCCATTCCGCCAGGCATAGTCGGCATTGTTTTAATTCGTAATCCTGCTAATTCGGCAACCTCTTCTGGCTTCAACCATCCCAATTGTTCCCTTGCTTTAAGAAATTCCTCCCTGTTGCCTAATGTTTTTGAAATCGCTTCCGGGATATTTTCCCCTTTGCCTATTCTTTCAATAAGTTCCATCGATTTTAATAAGGTATTGAATAATTTAGTTGTTTCTGGAATTATTTTCTCGCCAATGGAGGCGGCAAATTTCGCCATCATATCCCCAAACTCCTTCCACGTTGCCCCCCACTTCTGGAATTTTTCATACTCATTCAATTTATCGAGAGAATCACCGAGTTTCGCCGCATCTTCCTTTGTCTTTTCCATGATGGCTCCCGCCCATGCCATTCTCCGACCATAATCGCTGAGTTGTTCTTTTCCTACCCCAAGGGTTGCGGCGTGTTGTTTTTCTGCCTTATCCATATCGATTATGATACCAGCGGTTTTTAATCCTCTTTCCCTGAGATTTATCAATGAGTCAGAAATCTGCTCATAGGCTTCGCTTACAGTTTTTCCAGTCAATCTTGTACTTACCCTGGCTGCTTCTCCGATACCGATAATCTGTTTTTCACTAAAACCCTCAGAAATCAACCTCAATGCTTTTGTCATGAGGTCCGTTGTGTCAATCGTACCTTTTGTTACCTTCTCCAATTCTTTTAAAAGTGCATCGCCAGCCACATTGAAGTTGCGAGTCATAGACGCAAAACTCTGTTCGAGAGCTCCAAGTTTTACTCCTCTTTCCGCAAGATCATATGCTTTTTTTATAGTGTAATATGTGCCAAGAATAGCTGCTGAGGCAGCCATCCAGTGGGTTTTGAGGGCGTTAATAATTGAAACCTGATCTCCGAATTGTTGTTGATTTAATGTCTTAATCTTGGCGTGCATAGCCTCTTCTGCTCTAACTCTCTCGGCGGCGGAACTTGTGGCCCTGGACTTGATCCCCTCATAGGCATTGGTGGCTTGCTGGCGCATGGCATTATACATCACATCAGATTTTTGGCCAAGGACCTTCCAACTGTCCTCAACATTGACGGCCATCGTTTTGGCATCGTAGAGAATACGCTTTTGGGCCGCATCAAATCTTTTACTATCCAAATCGATTTCGGTATAGACGGTTCCCGCTGACATTTAATCCCCTACCTTACAACATCTGGACATTTTCTAATTCCCTGCTCGATTTTATCCCTAAGACCCCTTGTTGCTGTTCTAAACCCCGGTCTCATAAACGATTGTCTTTTCATTTTCACCGTTCCATATTCAAGAAAATGCGCATAATTTACTTTTTTATTACCGGCATATACTCTTACATTCCCAGGACGTTCTGGTTTATTTACTCGCCTAATCGAATTTCTTAAAGAACCAGGTTCGCGGCCCGTCCATTGTTGAGCCTGAAATGAGACACGTTGACGAAGATGTTCGGGTATTTTTCTGCGGTTTCTGGTCGTAGGAATAAAAGAAACATTTTTCATAACAAATCCGCCTTTACGGCTTATTTCCCCTACTGGACATAAACCTTTCGATGCGGAAACCACATCATCCATGATCTCATTCACCGCTTCGATGGCCCTGCCTTTTATTTCGTCACATATATTATTCAATCTCCATCCTACGATTCTCATAATTTGCCTTGACTTCTGCAATTCATTTCATCTATAATATTTTTAATTCCTTGAGAGAAAATATGATAATAAAACCGGAAAAGATCACATTTGCAGGAATTGAAATTCCAATAGAGGGGAAAAAGATTTCTATTCAAGGAATTTATGATCCTGATCATATGTCCTGGAGAGTGCACAAACAATTTGTCCTTTTTAAATTCAAGCAATTTATCCATTCTTTTTTAAATACCTTCCATCATTCATGTTAGATATCTTCATTATGTTCCTTCTTCGACTTGGAGAGAAAATGATGAAATGTCCGGCAGACTTTCTTGAAAGTGCCGATTCTATCCTTGATTTTATATTCATTTATTGCCGCCCAGATTGCTAAGTGATTGATATCAATCACCTCTCCCATCCCCACCGTTATTACCTGATTCCGTACTTCCATATAAATACTTGCGATATCCTTGTTCTCTTCCTTTAATTCTACCCAACAAGATTCGCATGGTGGTATAGTGGGCGGTGTTCTTTCTCCATGGGTTTTTCGGCATTCATCACATCCTGTCCAAATGGTTCTGTCTTCCATAATAATCCTGGATGCAGCTTGGTCGTCTGCGAACTGCACCCAGTCTATAAGTTTTTTTCGGTTTCTTCCTTTATCTTTGCCCCCGAATTAGAGATAATCTGCAAACAACGGGCAATGAAGCGATCAAACATCGGATTTTTCATCAATTTGATCTTATTCTCTCTCGTATTGGTAATCAGTTCTCCGGTTTTACTGTCCTTAAAATTCTCAATGCCAGTTATCGCATAATCCCAAGTATCTTCCTGTTCCACTCTCGCCTGCTCATAGGTCAAATCCTCAAAATAGGTCAATCTCTCCATTGCCTTCGATTTGGGATTAAATATATGTTCAACCGCCCTTTTGCGTTTTGATATCCGCTCTTCAAAAAATGGAACAATACTTCTTATCTGGACACGGGCATCCGATATGGGATCATCGTAGACAATCTCCCCCGTATTCAGATCGATATGGGAAGTGAAGAAAGTAAACCATTCGCCTTGCGTTGAGTCAAGATCAAAGAGCATAAATCACCTTATCTTTCTGTCCCGAAGGACTGATATTTAGCCATCAAGATACATGAATGCGCCAGAGATCTTGGCTGTGAAATCAGTCCGAGCCAGTCCGTTCCGATCTGCCTTCACCGCTCCGGCCGTAGTCATAAGGATCGATCCGCTTGTCCCGATGGTCATCCAAGAATTGGAATTGAGCCAAAACCGAATTCCGGACGTGGTACTATTGTAGAGTTTCACCCCATTCTCAGCACAGGTCCGTAGATAATTTTGCTCAGGATCCGTCGGATCAAATGCTACGTTGCTTAGGGTAATTGTTCCCCCATCTGCAGCACCAAATTCAAAAATATCGATGTCAACACCAAATTCCGATGCATCGATATTTCTTCGGGTTAGACCTGAAATTTCATATGTCCCCGCTCCGAGAACCTTCGAAGTTGGTCCCATCGTCACCTTCTGAAACATTCCTGTTAAAGTTGCTGCCCTGTCTGCCATTTTTCATTACCTCCTTGTTAGATTGTTTTTGTCTTCAATGCCCTTTCAAGGGCCTTCTGTTGCTGTTGGGTCTTCATTGCCTTATAAAGGTTATATGTATTTCTATTGACAGCCATCGTCGCCAAATGATCAGCCGGAATAGATGTATCAACAAAGATTCTATACCCTGCCGCCTTCAAATCCTGGCAGAATCCGATGTCTTCTCCAACGCCTTGTTCATTATCATCCTTTCGGAATTTGAACCACGGAGAGGGCATTTTTCTGAAAACCTCCATATCGTACATGATGCACCCAGCCCCAGTTGCATCAACCTCTACCAACTCATTCTCTTCCCATTCGTCAATTGGTTCATAACCATTTCCATTTTTTCTCAACATAATTGAATCAAACGGAGGATAACGCCGAAAACAAAGTGCCCCGACAATGGGAAGTTGGTGAATCAAAAGATTCGTAATTGTTTTAGGATGATAAATCATATCAGTATCCATCATAATCAGTTTCGTCGCCCCTATAGAGATTGCTTTCTGAACAATATCATTTCGAAGCGTATCGATTGGCCCATTATCAGCATTGATAAGGGTGAAATCAGGGCGCTCCATATACAGGAAAGAGTAGAGAAAACTCACTGGCACGAAAGGGAAATTGCAAGGAACTCCGATTGCGAGATTTAGGTTGCTGATCTTCATTTCACTCCTTTGAATGATATCTGATCCTCCATCGCCGATGTGCAATAGGGATGAGTTTGGGAAACTTTCTCGATATCACCGAATCCTGCCTCCGCCATAGTCGCCTTCAGAAGTGATGAACCATAACAATACCGATGATGTGATTTCTGCGTATATGAATAAATGTAAAGATCATTCATTTTTTTCATGTTATCTGCCGTCGGATTCGCAAGATAAGTCTTTACCAAATAATCAAAGTCTGGGACTGTAAGCATTATTTTTCCTCCTATCTTTAGGATAGAATGCCAATGCCTTAATGCCTTCTGTCCCTCCTCAAATGTCAAGTGTTCAAGCAAATGGCCACAATAAATTTCATCCACCGTTCCCGGCTCATAGGGGAGATTACGGACATCAGCTATAAGATCGGGATGAATATCTTCAAATTGATCGATATTTATAAATCCAGCAAGAGTATAGGGTCCGCATCCGAGATTCAGTCGGATTGCACCATTGTGTCTTTTCTCTTCTACCGGACCATTCAGCGGCCCTGTTTGTCTTCCCCAGATATTTGGTCCCCATTTCTTTTCAAGATGCATATCATTCCGTCTGCAAACGTGGCCGTATTCAACTTTCCCATCCGTCTCCATTATCTTAAAAGTCTGGCTTCCAATATGATGGACATAGACATCAACGGCTATCCCGATCTTATAACCGGCTGTTCGTGCACGAAAACAAAAGTCAATCTCTTCCCCGCAACAGGGCCAATGGGTTTCATCAAAAGACCCTATCTCATCGAATAGGGATTTTCTGAAAGCCATACAGAAGCCAATAACGAAATTAACCTCCCGGGATTCTCCATCATGTTCCTCTGACCATACCGTTGCCACATCAAATAATTGTTTATCGGTATTGTAGGTCGGAAGAACGGCCTCCTGTTGAAGTCCGGCACAATAGTTTGCCACAGGCGCAACGATAGAAAAAGTATCAAGATGATCCAAAAGGCGTTCGGCCCATTGAGGAGTACAAACAACATCATTATTCAAAAGAACAATTACATCGCCTTTCGCCGCCCGGATGCCTTGATTGACGGCTACGGGAAAGCCGAGATTTGTCTCGTTACGGATCAAGGTAGTATCGATAAACCCCGTAAATGGTTTATGAATTGGCGGAAATGAACCGTTATCAATAAGAACCAACTCATAATCCTGAGTGTTTTCTCGAATTGCCATGATGCATTCCTCAGTCATATCGTGGCAATTAAAAACAGGGATGATAATCGAAATCATATTTTCCTTTTCACTTCAAAGAAGTCAAAACCTCAAAATCTACAGCCCAATGTTTCACGCCTACCGTTGCATCTGCTATTAAGATATCGTTAATCATCGTTATCAAATTTTGTTCCCTCATCCAGACCAAGGTGTTATCCGTAATTGTCAAAGATTGCTCATCAAAGAGAGCTTTCAAATCTTTATACATAGTCGTTATTTCTTCTGGTCTCGATGATGCAGAAAAGAGGGAAAATTGAATCAATGTATCGGTATAATATTCAGTGAAAGTCCGATCCGGCACATTCGAAATGATCGAGTAAACGATATAAGGATATTCAGTTTTATGAGGGGCTTGATCAGGATAAATCCGCCCGTCCACATCGGTTGAGAGGTTAGAATTTATTGTTTTCTGATAAATGGCTGTCAGCAAATTCTTCATCAACTCGCCGCCTCCGTGCAGAAAATGGTTAACTCCCGATTTCTTTCTTCAGGATTGAGGATTGCATCGATATTAAAATTTCTCTCTCCCCATTGGATTCTATGATATGGTTTAATTCCTGATTGGTAACGCATTATCATTTTATGCGATATAGAAGCTTGCGCCTGTTTCGCTGCAAAATATTCACGGCCTGATAACGGTTCTATCTGTGCCCAACAATAAGTAAATGGTTCCCAAGTTACAATTTCTCCCCCCATTGAATCCCTCAAAGTTACTTTTTCCTGAATACAAATTTTGTGGCGAAGCAAACCCGTTCTGATCATACCCATACCTTATGGCGATAAAGCAATCTTTCAACCGTATCTAACTTTTGAATCGTCTGACCAATAATGATTGTTTCTGGATTCAGATAGAGATCGGCAATCTGTATAAGCATCGCCTGGATAATTTTTGGGGGAATATTTTCAGCCAGATCCCCATATCCACAAACAAATTCAATTTGAATTGGATTCATAGGATATAACTCTTCAGTAGGCCAAGATTCGTCTTCGGCCAAAATCAATCTTCCCCGATTTGAAACGGTATCTGTCAGATAATAAATCGGGTCTAATGTCGCTGAAACTGCATCAGCCGTCAACACGGTGACGGAAGTGATGGACTGAAGGGGCGGTTTTGGGATCTGAATGTATTTTGTAGAGGGCCATTCATCAAGATAATATTTCCAGGTCTGAGTAATCAATGCCCGATTGAGGAAATGTTCCGTATCCCAACGGACAGCAGCAATAAGTCTATCGATCTCGGCAATAGAAACCTCATCAATATCTTCATCATAGGGATTCATTTTTAGCTGTACAATCACTTGTTGATAGGTAACTGGCTCGATGCTCGGCGATATAATCAGTTCCAATGGCATGATGTCTCCCTGAGTGATTCTGGTGAATATTTTTTGAGTATATCTATGGCAAACGAAATTACATCCTCAATTCTTTGTCCATTCCCATGATTCTTTGTCCATAACTCCAAATTCTCAATTCTATTGTCTGTCCTTATCCCATTTTTATGATGAACGGTTTCTTCTGGCATTAATGGCCTTTTTAGAAATTCAGACATAATGAGAATATGTTCTTTGATGCATCCTGATTGATTTGCATTCGGATGATTTGGCTTATGTAACTGAATATAATTATTAGATCCGATTTTTCTTCTATTTTTGCATATTTCTCTAGCCACATCTTTTTGCAGGCAACCACAACTTCTCGATGTACCATGTGTCAGACCAACGGTTGGCACTAAAACTGAATTTCCACAATCACAAATGCACTTCCAATAATTCCAGGTATTGTTAACCATGGCTGGTCTAATGGTTCTCGAAATAACTCTCAACCTACCAATTCTTTCTCCAATCAAACTATATCCTATTCTATTTTCACTAAGGTTTTTTTTATGTTCCTCCGAAAGTTTTCTGCCTTTCAGGGCTTTGCTAATTTTTCTTTTATGATCTTCTGAGATATGCCTGGTAATTAATTCTAATGGCATTTATCCCTCCTCAATTATCATTGCATTAAGAGAATGTGTTCCATGAACACGATTAAAAGAACTTAAAGATGTTCCGCCTTCTACTATCGTCATTGAATTTGGAATAAGTGTTCCTTGTGCTACAATCATCGTCTGTAAACGTGTGAGGTTTGCGATGATATTGGGGGTATAACTTTCGGCTATGATATTGGCCGCCAAAGTCCTTGCGATTGTCGCTGAAATTTCTGGTGTCAGACTTGAGCCAACGATATTTGCAATCAGATTAATAAGACCTTCAAACGTGGCTGTGATATCAGGAGTAAAACTTTCGGCTATGATCGATGCCATTAATGCTCTTGCGATGATGATTGATACATCTGGTGTTAGACTTATCCCCTGAATATTTGCAAGGATAGATCTTGAAATAATTGTCAATACATTTGGAGTTAGACTTTCTGCTGTAATGGCAGCCAAAAGAGAATGGACAATCACCGCAGAAATATCAGATGTAGAACTTGATGCTTGCAGGTTGGCTATTAGAGACCTAATCAGAGCCGCCTGAATATCTGGGGTTAAACTTGTAGCCTCGATAGTGGCCAATAATGTTCGCAGATTAGTTGCTGTTATATCAGGAGTAGCACTTGTCCCTGCGATGGCTGCTATGAGATTGATAACCCTCACCATTGTAGCCGTAATATCGGGGGTGATGCTTTCTCCGACAATAAAGGCAAGAAGTGATCTGTAAAGGATTGCCAAGACATCTGGAGTCAGACTTGTTGCCGAAATAATGGACAAAAGCGACCGGACAATTGTTGCCGCAACATCAGGGGTGAGGGTTTGTCCGATTATTACAGTCAGAAGTGCCCTTACAGAAGTTGAAGAAATGTCAGACGTGGTACTTGTTCCTGCAATAGCCGCCAGAATCGCACGGGCCGAAGTAGAAGATATATCTGAAGTGATACTTGTTCCCATGATAGAAGTAAGTAGGCTTCTGGCAATCGTTGCTGCCACATCTGGGGTAACGCTTCCCGTGACAATGGCTGCCAGCAATGCACGGGTTTCCGAAGCGATAATATCGGGAGTTATACTTGCGGTCGTAATATTGGCCAACAATGCCCGTGAAATTACACCCGATATATTTGGAGTCGTGCTTATTCCTGAAATGTTTGCCAGAAGTGCCCTGGAAATAATCGATGAAACATCGGGTGTAGTGCTTGTTCCAATGATGGTCGCAAGAAGATTTCTGGTTTCCCCTGCCGCCACATCTCCACCTTCCCAATCGTCAGCAACCGTTGCTGAATCTTCTATTAATATTCCTGCACTTCCGCTCGCTATATCCGAATTTGTACGAGTAGCCTGGGCAACACCATTGACATATGGTGTAATAGTTGTTCCTGAAACTTCTATTTTATATATATCATTTGGAGCAGGGACTACTGCATAATCGGAACCTAATTTAGTAAGAGATGTTGCAATACATTTATAAATAGAAAAAATGGTAGTGGCAGCAGACATCCAATAAAAAGTGGCAGCAGAAGAAGAAACTCTAACACTTGGTCCTAAAGAATATATTGAAGTAAGTTTTATTTGAGAATATTGGTTATCATTAAACGAATTAGCATTCCAGTAAGCATGGGAAGGCCACGAATTTCCTCGGCATTGATTGTTTAATGTTTTAAGGGCATTACTGGAAGTAACCGTAGTCCAATTTCCGCCTATTGGATTTGCATCTGCTCTATTAAAATCATCAGTATAGGCCATTTAAAAATCCTCTAAACTCATCTTAAATTTTCCAAATCCAAGATTTTCAACTATGAAATGAACTATTTCTCTCACAGTGGTAGAATTATTTATCCAACCTATTGCCAAACCCTTTCCCTGCATCCAATCCCTAACACCATTTCTAATCTGTACTGGAATTTGTTGAACAGTTATATCAAGATTTCTGGATATTAAATTCGTAATATTTATGTTTCCTTCTCCGTTGGCTATTTGAAAAGTTGAAAAAACACGGATTAAATAACGTATTCCATCCCTAATGGTATTGCTTCCCGATAACCATGAGGTTGAAACTCCATAATTTCCTAAAGATACCTTCAGTACACTTAGATTAGGAATAGAATTTATTAGAGAATCTAAATAAGTTTTCATATTTGAATCATCGAATATTTCACCAATAGGTAATGACCTTCCATCTACTATAATTGCATCATGGGAAACTTGAGAAGCATGAACACAACATATAGATATTAGTCTTGCAGGATTGTCAATTTCGTCAAACCAGTCCCCTTGAGTAATGTCAATCAAATCATTCAAAATAGACCGATATGGGTCTATCATTGTTCCTGTTCCCTGCTGTGGCGCAAGATAGAATCTGACTTTCATTTTATTCCCATAATTATAATTTTTAAAATAATTATATTATTAAGAAAGACTCACATCCAATGCACCTATGGCGAAAGTAACAGTATCACCCGCTAACGGAGTCTGATCAACTATCTGGTCGTTATCATAAGCAAGGACATTCCCTGCGTTAAGAGTTCCACCATCTACGATAGCCATACCAACAACCGCAGACCAGTTACCAGCCCCTACAGTTGGAAATGTAATCGCATGTTGATTATCGCAGGCTCCGTTTGCAACATCCTCCCATTCTGGAGATCCTGCTGCTGCCTTATTCACCAAAACTCTTGCATAACCTGTCCCTGCTATCTCTTTTCCGGCAGTTGTCAGGGTGGTATCTGCATCCGCCCCTACCGTATCAAGAAGAGCAATATAAGTAGCTGGTTGTGCATAATCAATATTTCTGAACATGAGATCAAGAAACCAGTTGCAAAGTTGCGTCGTGAGTCCCTCTCCATCTGAGGCTGAAATTTCTACATAAACTTGTGTGGTTGCCACACTTGGAGTATTTCCTGAGACTGGAACAATATTCGGTGTCATAGCGCCATAAGCGAGCATATTTCCTGCCCCGTGAGTCCCCGAATCTACAATTGCCCAATGGGAAACCGTACCCCAGGCCCCTGATGCCTGGTTGAAAGTAACCACTCCAGTTTGGGAAATCTTGCGACTCGCTGCTGCGGAGAAGGTAATCGCTTTACGGGTATAATTATTTGCATTTGTAACTTCATTCATAGATGCCCCTGTTCCCGTTTCTCCAGGATCGGCTGTGGCAAATGCCAAATAAACAATAGCGACATGACTATATTCCGTTCCAAAAATATGATTCATTAAAGCATTTTCAGCAAAATTTGATAATGATCCCATGATTTTTCTCCCTTATTTATTAAATTTTACATAGTCCTCTTTAAAAAAGGGGCGATCCATGAGGGAAAGGAGGTAAAGATCCACTTCACGCCCCGAATGAATTATCTCGTTGCTTGCCATACTCGGATATAATCAATCTTTAGATCACCAAGGCCAGTACCCCCAGCCTTTGTCACCATGATGTTGGGCATCAGGGTCATTGTACCGTTTGACAAATCAAATGTTGTCCCCGTTGCCACACCAACCCCATCGATATAAAACTTAACATCGGCGGCATTGGTGCAATCAATTCTAAGAATATTATATGTTCCTGGAACCGCTGTTATGCCAGTAGCAATTGCTGTATTATGACCCCCAGCAGCACCACTATCTGTGTAAATAACGATGGCTCCGCTTCCGTCCAATACGAAAAAGATATGGAGATCAATATCGTCAGCCGCAGCTACCTGATCATCGGCGACGTGGACTTCACCCTGAAAACCGATATGCATTTCTGCGGCATCCGTAGGAAGTACGGCTATATCACATCGGGCTTCAAAAATAGGTCCCTTGTCAATATTAAAGGCTAAAGTATCACAATAAATACCGCCATCCTCTGTCTCGTCATCTGCTTCCAAATGTAATGTTACATTACTCAAAGCCTTAATAATTGTCGCAGGACCACCAACCCCAGTTGCCGCTACCGTCCAGAAATTATCACCAATAAATTGCCAATCAAGAAATGTGCCATCAGTGGGGGCAGCGGTGCCCAGAAACTCATCATAAATATAGATTGGCGCAAATGGTTCAGTTGTTTCATAGGTTGATCCATCAAAGAAAGCTAACTGACTATTGCGCCATTTTGATTTTGTGTTTCCCATTGTTAGCCTCCTTTATCTGGTCGCCTGCCAAATTTTGACATAATCAAGATTCACGGTTCCGGCATCAGTCCCGCCACCGGTTTTCTTATACAACATAATCCAAGGCTGAACCATTAGGGCAGCAACCGTGTTCATTTTGAAAGTTGTCCCCGTTGCCACACCAACCCCATCGATATAAAACTTAACATCGGCAGAATTAGTGAAATCAATTCTAAGAATTGTATAAGCCGTACCAGAGATTGTGACACCAGTTGCAACATTTCGATTCACGGCAGTGTCATCGTCAGCATAGATTTTGGCCACCAAATCACCATCGAACACGAACAGACAGTATTTAGACATTTCATCAGCGGCCGCTACAGCCATACTGTCCGCACCGTAGGAATCGGCAATAACTCCAACATGAACTTCAACAAGGCCCGCGGGGGCAACCGCAAAGTTCAACCTGGCTTCAAAGATCAGTCCCTTGTCAATATTCCAGGTCTTGTCATCTTTGCCATAGCATCCCGCTGCTTGATTCTCATTTTGGACGCCACAGGTCAAATTGAATACGCTTAATGCTGGGGCGGTAGTTGTGCCGTTGGCTACATCCAGGTCAGTCCAGATATCGGTATTTATAACCGTACCCAAAAAATCGTCATACAGAATGATAGGGGCAATCGGTTTGACTGTCTCGTAAGTCGTTCCGTCGTAAAAGGCAAGTTGATTTCCACGCCATTTGGTTTTTGTGCTTCCCATAATAAAACCTCCCATGTTTCACTGACGTCTATACATGCAGTGCCGAACTAAATTCGGTAACTAAAAGGTTAAAAATCAAGGTGGGAGAATGAATCTCCCACCCACCTATTTAAATCGTCGCTGATGCAGATAAATTCTTCGTATATCTCGGTTCAAGAATCGCAAATCCCGTGACGGTTCCCGACACTCCTGTTGCAGTATCCGCAAACTGTGCCGTAAGCCACTCTTCCTGATTGGCAACATCCATATCGGTCGCATCAACTTCAACGATTAACATCGTATCGTCATAGCCTACATGGGCAATGATCAATGTGTCGGTTGAAGCCTCAGCCCCCAGCACGTCTGAATTTGCAACCAAGACAGCAGCAGACCCATAAGCATATTTAAAGGTCAATGCCGAGGTGACAGCATTGGCAGTTGCTCCACTAAAGACCTGGAGATAAAGAGCCGCACCCGCTAATGTTCCAATTTCAAAAAGAAATGTGCATTTATGAAAACCCTTCATGTTGATCGATTCGCAATCAGTGAGAGCCCCACTAATATCCATCTGACTGCATACCGGAACGATTTTAAATCTTTCTGCTAAATCCATAGTTATCTCCTTTCGAGGGTTACTATCCCATCGTTAAATTGTTTAATCCGCATAAACTGTTGCCATTGGTGCATAGCGAGTTGGGATAAGAATCGCAAATACCCCACCCGTGCATGATGCCCCAAAATCCGATGTATTAAGACCGATGCAATCAAATCCATTGGCAATGTCCATATCTCTTTCAGGAACGATGTCAAAAACGACCATCTTCGTTCTGGTTGCCTCGGTATCTGTGGTATAAACGCCTAATGTGGCTGTGCCAAGAGTTAGGAGATTGCTAAGAGCACAGTTCTGGTTGTAATAGACGGGACTGTTCACCAATAATGCTTTCTCACTCGTTCCAGTTGTAGTGCCAGCACCGGCTGTTGCCTGTTTTACTGTAAGGGTATGTTGCGTAGCAACAGCACCCTGAGTAATTATGACAACAAGAAATGCCCTATGAACATTCTTCAAGCTGATATAGGCACTATCTTTTGCCTCGTTCACTAAAAATCTTCCTAAGTTTGCTATTAGATTCAATTCTGGATGAAACATAGTTATTACCTCCTTGTGAGAGGGGTACTACCCCATGATTTTTATACTGGAGGAGAATTTCACTCCCCCAGGTTAATTGTTTATCTTGCTTCCAATGTGACAAAGGGAGATTGGGTTGCCGTGGTTGCCTGTTCTGGCGTAAAATAGGTACTCCAAGCAGGCTGACCATCTATTCTCATCACAAACCGATAGTAAGTTTGATCGGTGATAAAACCATAATGCATGGAAATGGCTTCCTGAACTCCGCCCTTTTCGATCAAAATATATTCGGCAAAATCGGCAAGAATGATATCTCCGACATCGCCAAGCTTGCTGCAATAGTTGCAAGGGATAACTGGCCGACCAAAGAGCGTTCCATAAGGTTGGGCACTCGCTCCACCAGGAGGAAGATATACTGGTGATCCTCCTACGCCTACTGTGATTCCCATCCCATACAATTCCGGTTCGATGCTTTGATTGATTAACCAAATTGCATTGGTTCGACTATCGGCATACATTCTTGACCACATATTTTTGATGTTTTCATACTGGATAGTATCGGCAAGTTGGCCATTTTCTTTACCTACTGTCACCAGGCACCCTGAATTAATGATGCCCAGTGGTTGTCCAGCACCACTTCCCCTGATGATTTGTTTTTCGGCTTCCTTTACCAATGCTCTGTTAGCTCCCAGTCTGACGAAAGCTTCAAGCGCCGTTGCATCGCTTAATAATTCATCAGTTGTAGGTACAACGGCGATCAATTTTTTAAGTCTTAAAAGCATTGCTTTTAATTTAGGACTGGAGGGAGTCTTTGATCCTGCCTCTCCTAACCAATAGGCTATAATTCCCCCAAAAATCCCTGCTGATTCAGCGTCATCAGCCGCCACAGGGATAGTAATCGAATTGCTATTGGCAGAAATCGGCATTCTTGTGACTCGTTGAAGGATCTGACCAGTTGAAAACATCTTTGTCTTGATTTCGCTTGCGTAATCCTGTTGCACGAGAAAACCACCATCTGAAGGAGAGGTTTCACTCATACCTGCCGCAGCACGTAAAAGTCTCCGATCCACACCACGGGAAGGATCTGTTGCTCTCGCAACGGCAATAAGTTGTTCCCCTAAGGAAGCGAAACGATTTTCTTTTGTAGGAAGACCGGGAAATTTCGCTTGGAGTGGATCCAAATGAGGAACAGGATCTGGTCTTATCCCATCCCTTATGGGTCTGTTTAATTTCTCTTCGATGGCGTTTTGCCTGATGCACGATTCAAGGTCAGCCTGAAAATGCTCAAGATCGGTGACGAATTCGTTTATTTTTACTATTTCTTCACCGATTGGGACTCGATTTTCGACTTCTGCTTTTGATCGGATTGCATTGATTTCTGCCTTGCGAGAATCAATTAATTTCTGAAGTTCTTGCACTTTCTTAATCATTTCTTTTACCTCCTATTTCTTTATTTGGTTAATGGTTTGGTCAGGGCAAAGAAAAAGGCGGCACAGATAGATGGGTTAGCATCTAACCATGCCGCCTTGAATCTTTCTTACGTTCCCGTCAGACTGGCCAATCCTCGGGGGAACCCTGAAGTTTTAGATTATGTTATCTTTCCTTTCATTTTTCGCCATCACTACATCATAACGTCTTAGGATATCATCAAGATTGATATCCTGTGAATAAGGGATTCCGGTATCTGGATCGATGATATCGACAGGTTTGCTGTTCACCAATAATCCTCCCTCCGCACTCCTGGAATAGACGGAAGTCGTAAGATACACTGGTCTGGCCACTACACTTATTTCATCCAATCTTCCTTCGTCAATCACTTGCAAGTAAGTGCCGCCAGTAATTCTTTCATAATGAGCCGTTCCACTAAATTTAAAGCTCATGTTGGAGATGTCGCCCCTATTGATCGATGCCCGCAATCCCTTCACCCAATCGTTTTCAGGAGGAACATTTTCAAAATAAATTCCACCATCATTTTCAATCAGTTTCAAAGTTCCTGCCCGATTCCTGCCCAACACTTTTTGAATATCATGTTGATACAATAAAAAAATGTCATCTTCCTCAAGTGAACGTTTGAATGCCCTAATACTGATTTTTTCTTTCATTGATGGACTTTCTGGAAGAGGATTATCAGAGATTTTATTATAAGGGACAGCTAATCCTGTGAATTTTGGAAATTTACCATCAAGATCCAGCTTTATTAAACTTTCAAAACTTCGGATGTTTCCATCGATGATGGATCGATTCTTCTCTTTATGATCGGCCACCCATTTCTCGGCCTCAGACATTGACCATTTTTCCTTCAAAAATCTGTATGCCTGAATAACCATTGGCCCATCCGTTCCATCTGCTTTAAGTTTACCGGATATGGCAAAGATACCTTGCTCTTCCGAAAGTGTAATGAAACGAAAGGTGCTATCTATAAAAAGATCTGGGTCTTTCACTCTAATTGATATATATTTATCACTCTCTTCGATTGGCATTTTTGTTCCTCCTAAATTGAATCCAAAAAATATCTGCATAATCATGGGGTCGATCAATATATTTTGAAGGTTTTAAAATTCCGCCCTCGACTTCTACTGCAAATGCCCTATTATCTTTAATAGCGACAAAATCAGGTAGAGGTCGCCTATCTATACGAACACAAAGAAAACCCTCTTTTTTAAAAGTTTCAATTTGATTAGTAATTTGTTGGTTATGTTCTTCACTATTGGAGATTTTTCCCTCCTTGACATGACTTAAATGTTGTCTGTGATCTATTGAATATTTTCTCCCTTTAAGGGCCAAACTTATTTTTTCCTTATGTTCATCTGTAAATTTTCTTCCCATCATTTTCTGAGATTGAATAGTTTTAAATTCATCAGTCCACCCATAGTTTCCTCTTGCTTTTCGAGTAGCAACCATTTTTTTAATGGAATTAGGATTTTTCTTTTTCCCTTTAAAAATAAGGGATGTTAATTTTGCCCTACATTCTGATTTAATGCAGATATGTCGTTTTTCGCTTTTTCCTCTTGAATATTGCCAAAGAGTTCTCGTTATTTTATCTCCGCAAATTTCACAATTAAAAGTAATCTTCTTGGCAGTTCCAGAATTCCATGCCTTCATTTCTGGCATCTTTTTCTCCTTATGTCTGGACCTGAGATTCTTTCTTCTTTAGGACATCGGCAATAAGTTTCTGCATTTGCTTGTCTTTTCCGTTTGATCCTTCGGAGGATGCATCAGCACCTTGAATATTGGCAGGAGTAAGATATTCATCTCCGCCTGGGTCTTCCCTTAATGGCATATTCTCCAATTCCAGGATTGCATTTGGGGAAAGCCAACCCCACTGACGACCAGCGGCATAATAAGCAGTTCTTGTAGCCGTATCGCCACGCAGAAGTCCTTCCAATCGATGTTCTACGGAGATATTGGGTTCTATAATCAATTTCATCTGAATCGCCTGCTCAATTCTCACACACCATGGTCTCAATGTATAAATAACAACCTCCAATGATTGCTGTTCGATATTGTTATTAGTCGATCTCTCCAAATCATAAATCCAATGGGGAGGGACATTGATCCATCGACAAACTTCTTCGACTTGAAATCTTTTCGATTCTAAGAATTGAGAATCTTTAGCGTTGGCAGAAAGAGGATTAAATTTCATCCCCTGTCCAATTATACCAATGAGTTGAGATTTACTTACTCCTCCATATTCTCTGTACCAATCCTTTCTGATAGCTTCTTTTTCCTCTTTATCTACAATGCCTGGTACTTCCAGAAATCCCGCAGGGGTGGCATTATTAGTAAAGAATCGAGAAGAATATTCTTCATAAGCCATACCCGTGGCGATTCCCTCTCTCGCTAATGAGACAATGCCATATCCCATCAATCCATTAAATCCCAATCCTGCAATATGGAGAATTTCCCAGGGAGGAAAGTTTACAGTCTGTCCATTGTCGGTCATGGTATACTCATAGACAAGCAAACCATTAGGATTGGGACGTTTAACTTTCATGCGGGATGGATCGAGAGGCCAAAGAGCCAACGGATCACCTATTAAAGTTTGCTGAATGTGAGCGTAGCCATTTCCCCAGAGAATGGCATGGCTGATTAAAGTTTCTCTGAGTTGCATCGAGGTCATTTCTGGATTTGGTTGGGTATGCAAAAGTCGATAAAGCGGATGATCAATCGCTTTTTTCTTACCTTTTGGAGTCTCACGATAAACGTGAAGTGGTAAACTTCCTATCGTTTCAGAAATTTTCCTTACTCCACAGAATAAAGGAGAAAATTTCAATGCCGAGTTTTCATCGACTGAAACACCAGCCGCCGTAGGATATTCAAGTTTTGAATACCAGAAGTCCTCAAAAGGCCCTCCAGGGGTTGGTTTGCTTCCTCGATACATTGCAACCAACTCAGCCCCCTCTTTTGGGGGAAGAGTCTTTAATGTCTGAATGAAATCATTAAAATTATCTTTTTCAAGCATTAATTGGCTCCAATATTCACTTTTAGTCCATCATAAGAACAGAATTCATTCCCTTCGGTATCTTGTCCACACCGTTTACATAAGATTCCGCTTTTTTGTTTTATGATTTTAATTTCATTTTGAGCAATTTCAATCTCAGGTTCATTTGGATTAAGGGCCGAAATACTCCCCGGCTGATAGATAAACTTTTCAAGTTCAGGATGCCTCATAAGACGATCATAGGCCATAAATGAGGCTACCATTCCATCTATTCTGCCATTTGATTTACTTTTATCAGGTCTTATATCCCCATTATCATTCATTATTACTCGCATAACGTCGAGGTGAGTACGGAGTACAGGATTCCCCCCATGACGAACTTTCCCCACTGTAATCTTGGTCAAAAATTCCTTCATCGGGGGACTGAAAAATTGAAAAGTAGGTTTGAATTGCACCATTGTAAGACCAGTTTTCTCTAAATCAAGAGCCATCTGAGTTGCGTTCCATGGGTCATAAGAAATTTCAGAGAAATTATATTGTTTGCGAAGTTCACCAATCTTTGCTCTCACAAAATCATAATCGACGATCTTCCCGGGAATCCCCTGGATCAATCCTTTTGCAATCCATGAATCATATGGTAAGTGATCGCAGTCAATTTTCTTCTTTAAATCCTCTTCCGGCATCCAAAAGAAAGGGAGAATATCAATCGTTCTGTCCCCGTTTTGAGGAGCGAAGATGAGAACGAAAGCTGTGATGTCGGTCGTAGCTGAGAGATCCAGACCCCCATAACATGGCCTTTTTTGAAGAGTTTCGGTAAGAAGAGGCATTCCGCATGTATCCCAGTCGCTAAGAGAAATCCATTTCGTCTCCTGAGAAGTCCATTGGTTGAGCCGTTTTTGTTTAAAATAATTTTCTTTCGCTGGATTTTCTTTAGCTTCTTTGAAATCAGCCTGAAGATCCTCAATGGAAAAAGTATAACCAAGGCTGGGATTGGCTAATTTCCAATTATTTTCGTCTTCCCAATTTAAATCAATTGGAACATAATATAGAATTGGCAAAAACCGAGGATCATATGTTGGATCTTGTTCAACTTTAAATGCTTTTTCATGGACTTCCCAACATATACTATTTCGATCCCATCCAGCATTAGTCAGAAAAAGATAGATTGGCTGTCGCCGTGCAGCGCCACTACCCTGAGTCAACACATCATATAAATCTCTATTCTTCTGTTCTGATAGTTCATCAAAAATTAAGGCACTGATATTTAAACCCTGTTTGCTTGCAGTTTCCGAACTTACAACCTCAAGAATTCCATCTCCGGCAGAATAAATTATCTTTTTTTGAGATTCAATAAGTTTCAAAACTGACGAAAGAATTTCATTTTGTTGAACCATAATTCGGGCAGCTTTAAAACAATAACCAGCCTGAAATCTATCAAAGGCTGCAAGAATGATATTAGGAGAATTTTCATCATCCCAAAGAAGATGATATAAACCAAGTGCAGCACAAAATTCAGTTTTCCCTGATTTTTTCCCAATTTCTAAATAACATTGTCTATACTGTCTTTTGCCATCTTCTCTAAAATTTCCATACAACTTTTCAATCATTTCTTTTTGCCACGGAAATAATTGAAGAGAATTTCCCTTCCACTCACCAACCGTTGCAGTAATAAACCGTTCAAAAAACTCAAAAATACGCTCAGGTCCAGGAGAATAATTTGATTCTGGAAATGATTCATAAGGCCCACGTTTCCATCTAAGATCATTAGATTTTCTCGGAACTTGAGTTGAAACATAACCATCCAATTTCAAAGCATTTGAAATTTTTTCTCTTGTTCTTTTCGGTCGTTTTTTACCTTTTGGCCATCCCATTAATTTTATTCACCAAAACCTAATTAAAATTCTTATCTCGTTAACCAACGGGTTATTTACCCAAGCATCTCAAGGATTTATCCCCCCCACCCTTTGTTCTTTCCCAATCTCATCCTGATGATACTGGGGCATATGACACGAAGCGCATAGACCTTCACCATTATTGAGATCAATATTCCGCCAGTTATTATCTTTGTGGTGAGCGACCGTTGATGGAGTTAGAATTCCTTTTCTTAAACAGGCTTGGCATAAGGGATCACGATGTAAAACTGTTTCTCTCCAATATTTATGGGCATTAGAAGCATAATAACTATGCTGCTGTTTTTCTTCGGCTGTATTATAGATTTTAGTTTGTTTAGGTTGATGGAGAGGACACCATTTACCGTGGGTGAGTAGAACAGAGCATCTTGGAGAGGCACATTGATTATACAATCATATAACTCCTCTAATATTCATTGCTTCATTAGTTACGTTTACTTCAATTGAAGCGTTTGAATTGTTTGATATTCAATATGGACAGGAATGAAAAGATTTGTCTATGGTGTAATGGGTAGGAATGAGGAGGAATGGGGAGTGATATTTTTAAATTTGGGGATTTATGATGACTTTTATTCGCTTGATCTCGCTTTCCGGGATAAGATAGCCATCTCGAACCCTGATAATATTCATTAAGAATCCTTCATCAATCCATCTATAGATTGTTTTCTCTGTTCGTTTTACTTCCTTTGCCGCCTCTTTTACAGTGAGAGTTTTCAATAAGAGTCTCCTTCGATTTTTATTTTTTATTAATCTCGGATCAATCTTTCCATCATGTACAGCAATATAGATTGCCTGCAACTGTTCGCCGAATGTTTTAAATAAAAATGGCTGATTTTCCCCTTTTTTTTTCATTATTTTACTTTCTTCTTTAATATCTTCTTAGATTTAATCCCACAGGCTTTACAGATATCTTTCCATCCGCTCAAAATAATCTGCTCTTCAGACATTGATCCTCCTAATTCTTATCATTCTGGTATCTCGATTTTAACATTCACAGACTCAAGACCTTGCTCATTCCTAATCACTTTGATGGTAGTGACTTCTATTCCTGTCTTCTGCTCGAATGCCAGAATCTCATGAAATAATCTGATACTCAATCTTCTTTTCTCATCTGCCAGTTCTTTAAGGTCCATGGTTGATTCCTCCTTTCGAATTGTCTTTTTTATTTTTTCACCTTTCATTTGGCGGTCTAACCACCTACCGCCAGGGATTTCGCATTGTACCCATGGATTTCAACATTTCAATTGCTCGCACGAACTCTTTAGATTTCAGATCAACTTTCGCTCGCATATAATTCCTGGGTTTCAGGTCATTCATCGCTCGCATTACCTGGCTGGGTTTCAAGATTTCCCTCGCTCGCATCCTCTTCCTTGGGTTTCAATAACTGGCTCGCTCGCACACTATCTTTGGATTTCAGCCTCTCCATCGCTCGCATCTTTTTTTTGGATTTCACTGGGACCCTCGCTTCACATTTTTACAATAGAGCAGATCGTTGTATTGTGCTGTTTGGCTTATCGAACATCTTCCTTATGGTGATTGCCACCTGTGCCGTAATCTTGAGCTTTTCAATCTGCTCATTGAGTTCCTTAACCTTTTTTACGGCGACTTGAAGAGCTTCTTTTGTATGATCATGGGCCAGCTTTTCATTCTCATACATACTCTTCCAATCCGTAATTTCCTTTTTAATTTTAGGTATTGGCCAATGCTTCTGGATGATGGCCTCCATCTTAGCTCTGGACAGGGGCATCTTGTGCGCAATCCCTTCTTGTTGAATCTCTGAAATAACCTTTTCTACTCTCATCCCTCCACATACTCGATCAATCTTTGATACCAAACCGATGCCATACTCAAGGGCGTATTTGGGGAATTTGGTAAACGCTCTCACATTTTCACGATAGGTTCCTTGGCGAATGGTGAAATTATCCTCAAGATATTCCCAAAAAGAACTCTTCTTGTATCTTGGATTTTCCTTGAACCGATAAGTTGTTCTTAGATATTCCAAACATTCATACATTTCCTTCTGATTTTCTCTTGATAAGGTGTAAAGTTTCTTAATCTTGGCTTCCAATTCTGAGATGTTAATTCCATCATATTTATCGTTCTTTTTGATTTCTTCCATTTGAGATCTCCTCCTTTTTTTTAGATTCGCATTGGTCACCTGGGTTTCATGTCTATAATCGCTCGCACCTTTTTCATGGGTTTCAGAATTGGATTCGCTCGCAATGATCCATTAGGTTTCAGCTTTTTGTTCGCTCGCATTCCTCATCTGAGTTTCGAATCCGTCATCGCTCGTATTTTTGTTTTGGGTTTCAAGCCGTCCCTCGCTCGCACTATTTTTATGGGGTTCAATACTTGACTCGCTCGCAATAAACGATTGGGTTCCAAAGACTCCCTCGCTCGCATTACTTCCGTGGATTTCAGAAATGTTATCGCTCGCAGAGTTATTTTGGGTTTCAACTTCAACATCGCTCGCAGGGGCCTCCTGGGTTTCAAGACGGTAATCGCTCATCCTCTACACTCTGGCCTCAATACTGGGAGAAGGCGCACTCAGGACTTGGATTTCAACCTCTTCATCGCTCGCACTAATTTGCTGGATTTCAGGGAGGGGGTCGCTCGCATTTGTTAACTGGGTTTCAATCGTTAACTCGCTCGCATTCTCCCAATAAAAGGGTTGAATAATGTTCGTATGCCCCATCAAAGCTCCTGTATAAGGTTCTGATACTGTCTTACCCTCAAGAGTCCTTGCAACTGTCCACCAATGAGCCAGAAATATCTTGACCACTTCATTTTTGGCTGCATTATGAACATGTCCCTTTTCCCATTCAGGATGATTCTTTTGATGCTTCGCCTTATGTTGTAAAAGCAGGGCCTTATATGGATGATCATCTTTTTGTCTATTGAATTCCTCACCAATATGAAAACCCACCGTCCGCCCCACCGTTGACCAGTTTGACAAAGTACCTTTTTTCCGCTTTGGCATAACACCCTCAACTACATGTCTTCCCATATAGGCCCACCATTTTGATATTGTTGGGAAGTCCTTGTACTCCAATCGATGCTTCAAAAGACCTTCCTTCGCTGTCTTTCCACAATCAACACATTTTAATTTATGCTCATTCTTTTCCAACTTGCCGCCGCAGTCTTTACAGACCGGAATGAATCGATAATAAAACAAAATTATCATTTGGGCTGCAATATAAGGCCCGATTCCTGGTATTTTCTTTGCCCATAATTCCCAAATATCCCATTGCTTCAACTCCTTTTCAATTTCTCTATTAATCCGACCTTTTACTGTTTCTAATCCTGCCTCTGCCTTTTGTCCCTTTAAAAGCGTATCAAATTTTTCTTCCCGTTTTTCTCCTGGTAAAGATTGAAGCCTCTGTTTTGTTGATGCAATTAATTGAGTAACCCCTTGATATGTCCTTACCAAAAAATTCAAATATTTTATTCCCTGTTCGTTTGTCATCTCGACACCTCCTTTTTTTAAATTCGCATCTCTTGCTTGGGTTTCAACCTGACGGTCGCTCGCATAATGTTCCTGGGTTTCAGCACGCCCATCGCTCGCATTGTATTTGTGGGTTTCAAAAAGCCGATCGCTCGCATTAGGATATTGGGTTTCAAGCCGATTATCGCTCGCATATTGCTTCTGGATTTTATTGGCTTTTTAGATTTCTACATATTATCACACTAACCGTTTCATCACCTCCCCACCGCCCGGCATCAAGAATATTAGGATTTTCAGTTTCCAAAAGAATACGATAGGATTTATCCAAACTCACAAGTGACTTTGCCCGTATTTCCTTAATCACTCCGATAAATTCAATCTTTTCATTCATGATCGTTTTCTCCTTACCAATATTTAATAACAAAATGACCCGTGATATAAATCATTGTTACCCAAAACAAAAAAGTGATTCCAATTAAAATTGCTAAAATAAGGCTATTTTTCATCTTCTCATTTCTCTCTCTTGGATTATTTTTTTAACAAATAACCTATTTCTTTAATCCCATAAAATAATAGGATCTCGGCAGCCTTCATTAAATCAAAAATATTGATCGCCATCTTTGGAGTTACTTCCAGCTCGAATTTGACAGTATCATCGCCATAGGCTTCGATTCGGGGTCCCAATCCTTTAATTAGATCGTAAACATAAATCGAAGGTTCTTGATTATCTTCTTTAAATTCAACCCGAAAATAATCGGCTAACTTTTGAATATTAGCTCTTCTTTTTAGGTGATAATCATTCGATTGTTTAACCTGATTGATGGCCTTTTCGAGTTCAGGCAGATAAACAGGCAAGAACCGTCTTTCGATATCCCTCGCTATTTGCTCAGAACTTTTGGTAACAGAGACATAGATTGAGGATTTAGATTCATAACAGCCAGATTCCCCCCTTATGGATGTCGGGAAATCGCCAGTAATATGAACTTTCTGCTCAGTAGCGATGGAAATCCTGATCTTCTGATATTCCTTGATTAGATGTGCCCATCTTTGCCATTTCATATCCTCATCTGATGGGAATTCTACGCTCATTTTTAGGATAATGGCAACTTGACCTATTTTATTTTTAAATTCTTGAGTTTCCATCATAATTTCCTTTTCTTTATAAAAACCCCTCTTTTTCGATTTTACTTACAGGAGGTCTTTCAAATCTTTTTTTTCTTTTTTGGCGCTTAACCTCTATGTCGAGGTGTCTACCTGGGGATATTCTTAATCCTGTCTTTTCCAGGGCAAGGATAAGGTTAGGGGCCTCAATCTCACCTTGACAGATAGTCTTTCTCTTGCCTAAATATTCCAGGTTATTGGATCCTGTCCAAAGATTGAACTGGAAGAGCATCAGACCTCCTTTAATATTTCCTCATAAAGTTCCTGACAATCTTGAAGTAACTTAATCGCTTTTATTATCATTTTGGGAAAAAGTTTAAATTGATCTCTTATAGCTTCCTCTCCAGCCTTTTTTGATTGCCAAACTCTGTTTTCGATTTCGTTCCGAAGTGATATATTAATACCTTGTTTCTTAATTTGTTCTATTTCTTCCCTTATCATTTTAGACCTCCTTCATTAATTCGGGATTGGAATAAATATCGCCGATGACCTCACCTGTGAAATAGGCATAGAAATTTATTTGATATAGAGATTGCTTTGGTTTAGCAATAAAACCAGAGGAATCATTGCTCATTTTATAAATAATCTCACAAATATCGCCATTAGGAATCTTAACAATATCCCCTTCATAAATCTCCTTGCCATTCTTATCGAGGAGGCCGATGAACTGCATAAGTTCATAATATTCAGGACGACAACGGTAATCAATGTCTTCTAAATCAAAATACTCCATTTTATTTTCCAATTTATTCCATGCCCTAAATTTTATCTCTCTCATTCAGATCTCCTGAATTATGATCTTTCCTTCTCTTCCCCAAAGTTTGGTTATGTGGATATCATAAATCCCTGAATCGTCTGAATAAATTGCGTCTGAAATTCCTTTCCCCAAATTATCCCAATCCGGTGTTTGCATATGGGGCTTACCATCATATTGTAGTTTTTTCTTCTCGCTCCACGAATCTGGCATCGGCAGAACAAAAGTAACATGGCTCCCATAACAAGGCAGCACGACTTTTTCTAATCTACATTGAAGACAAAAATCTCGATATTTCTTTACCCGGGGGCGTGAAGGGTCAAGCCACTTATCTCTTCTCGTCATCCTGGGTTTTGCGATGGGAATGATGGAATATTCTTTTTTCATCTTCTTATCAGGGCAAAATTGCCTGTTAATCAATGGTTATCTTTTAAATATGAGACATCTCCAAATCTGTCGAAACAAACCTCTGCCTAAATGGATATGCAAATTTTTTCCTGTTCGTCTTACTTCCCATTCATCGTTTATTTTCCTCATCTTAAACATATTGAACCTCTAAAAAAGATAACCAGCGGGTCGAGGCGAGCATCAATGTCCCGCTACTAAAGGTAAGAGTGAATGCTCGCCGCCTCACCCTTGACGTTATACGTATTGATTAAAAAATCTTAATAAGAAAGTGATTCTCATGCGTTGATTGAATCTATTATCAACCAATGCAGATCTTAAACCTGTAACCCGAACGATCCGATATGGATATGGACAAAAGTAATCTCCACATGAGCAACAAAGTCGATGTCTCCAAATAAAAGAAAAAAGGCGTATAACAAATCGCTTGAGCCGATGCGAAATAGCTCTTATAGTTTTATTTTCAGTTCTGTGGCGCACGGCTCACCTCATCGTTATGTTGATCTATGATTCCATGCCTTAACTGCTAATTGTTTCGTAGATCGTATAAAATAAGATTCTGCACAAGATGAATATGGGCAAGATATATCCCATAAATCTTCTGCCATCTGAGTCAAGGTGGGTTTACGGCCACAAAAGGGGCAACCCAACATAACAACCGGCTGCACTTGACCGTGATTAGCTTTCTTTTTCATTATACCCCCGTATCCGGCAAGTGAGCCGGAATGTTAGCACTCAAGCCTGTATCCTCTTCAATTCTTCTTCGGCTTTCTTGGTGCGTTTCTCGAAATCGGCCCAATATCCAGCAGCTTCATTCCGCAATGCCGCAATCTTTAGGTATGCCAAATGGAGCTTGTCGCCGTTCTCCAATGCCTTTTTGTCGCATTCGTGGCAATACAGTCCATCACCGCTCCCGGAGAAGTGAACACCATGTTCGTACTCTATCGCGGCAATCTTCGTGCAATCGTAACAAAATTCTTTCCCACAGATGATGCACTTTTGATATCCACTCGCCTCTTTTCCGCATATGTCACAAAATGTCCTTTCGACTATCACTTGCCTTTTCATTGTCCATCTCCTTTCGGAATTAAGAAATCTAAAAACGTGCTAACAATCGCTTCGAGAGGGACGCATGATAGTTGGGTGCTATGGCTTCTCTGTGCCTGCGCCCCTCAAGCGAAGTGTAATAACTTTCTCAAATTCCTTAATTTCCATATCATCCTCCTTTCAAAAGAAATTAAAAGCGGCATAGATCAGACGCTGAATAGCCCTTGTCATTTTTAACCATCCTCTCTCCGGCGCAGATCATGCCGGATGTTATTCGTTCCACATCCATTTCCAGATACTTCTAATAAATAACCATGTCACGCAGGCAGCGCCTCCGAATGCCATAAGGAAAATGCCAAGAACCACCATCCCTAAGACTCCGATTGGATTCTCAAGTTCTATTTCCACTGGTTATCTCCTTATTGAAGCAATGATTTTACTTTATCTAAAGAGGGGCCAGCGACTATCTTCTGGAGAACTCCCTTAATATCAACCTCTCCTTCGGGAAGTAGGATTTGAAAAACGACTTGCTCCCGGCTTCTATGGTTAAAAAATTTCTTATCATTGCCATCCCGTACTTCCTCCTCAGAAATCTCAATCTTGAATCGTTTCATTTTCGTTCTCCTTCTACTTTCTCATAAGTTGCTTCAAAAATATCTGGCTTACAAGGATATCTTTCTCCCTTTATCCCCGTAATAATCCAATCTCCAGGAGTTACTTCGTGGCCCTCTTTTGATTCAACAGTACCAATGCTAAATCCGGTCGGAGACTTTAAATCTTCTTTTATCCCATCAGGCCATGGTTTAACTGTTGGAATAAATAACGATGCTTCGATCACCACTGGTTTCTTTCTAAATTTCATTTTTCATCCCTTCTTATCGTTTTCATATTCTAAGTCCCAATCCAGTATATCAATCATCGGGATTATAAAATTTCTCATTTTTCCATCTTCAGACATAAAAAGAATAAGATTTTGATCTTCTGCATCGGTTGTAATATGCCACGGATCTTGTTTTAGCCAGAGTTTTAAAACAGGAGTCATTATTTTTTCTCTTTTACCTCTGCCCCGCACATCGGGCATTTTTCTATTTTTTTACCGCCGGTAATCAGGTAGTGACCGAGTAACCACAAATCATCATTTTTAAATCCATAACTCATAAACTCCTTAAAATCTTTACACCATTTACATTTCACTAACGGTTTTTGTTCTAATTGGTCGTGGTGACAATGCTGGTATGGAGCCACATAATAATTACTCCCGTACTTCCCCCTTAACCATTCACGACATTCATAACAAAGGCTCATAATCTCTCCTTTCCGGCCTTATTCTTTTCTAATTTCCCTTTCTTTTAAGATGGCGGCTCAAATCTTTTTTTCAACCCCAAAAAGCATTCTAACTGCCCCTTTAAAATCCAATGCCATCCTTCCCAATTACAGATTCGGATCTTTTCCTCATCTGTGGGCAGATTTTTTAGGGTTTCCCAACAAGTATTATTATCCAGGATTCTATTTTTGAATTTCTCAAGGGGTGGCATATCAGCCCAAAACTTCCTAGAAAATGGAAGAATAAGTGTTGAAATCCACTTAGCGGAAATATCAAATATAAAATTAAAAATATATCCGCCTGCCTCGATAGACTCGCCTGCCTTGATAGACCCGTCTGCCTTGATAGACCCGCCTGCCTTGATAGACCCGCCTGCCTCGATAGACCAGCCTGCCTCGATAGACCCGCCTGCCTCGATAGACCCGCCTGCCTCGATAGACCCGTCTGCCTCGATAGACCAGCCTGCGTCTAATAGAATCGATATTTCAAACTTCACCAATGTTTTAAAAAATAATATTTTTTTATCATAATCCTTATATTTCTCTAAATCCTTTATTGTTTTAACTACATCCATAAAATTCCCTCCTTTCCGCCTTGTTTTACCCTACCCGGGATCAGGTTTATGTCAAATATGGATCGTATACTGGGAACATTGGCATCACCTCCTTTCCGGCCCCACCGAAGCGGGGCCTATGTGGATTTTGGCGCATAATAAGTTTCATAAGGTTGTGATTGGAATCTTGATGGAATCCACCAGCAATCTCCATATTTTTTACATTTCCAAGGCGTTCTACATCCGGTTTCGCAAGGAGGATTTTCCCACCATGAATCATAGCAATCATCACAGATATGACTTTGAGCAGTTTGATAATCGCTCCATCCCCCATATCCCTCTCCAATATGGGTTTCTTTATTGATTATCAATATTTCTGATTTACATTCATCGCAGAATAATTTCTCATTTAAAAGCATAATTTCCCCCTGAATTTAGCTTTTTAACAG